ATGCCCTACATCCTGGCGGCACCGCTGGTCTATGCGGGGATGATCGTCGTCTGGATGGGGTTCACCAACGGCCTGTCGCCGATGCTACCCGATCCGATCTTCAGGATCTTCGCACTGGTGACGCTGGCCGGCTACCTCGCCATCCTCATCAGCCCGCTCTGGTATATCCCGCGCCGGTACGATCCGAACACGACCGTTCGCAGCGTGCTCATGGGCGTGTGCCCGATGCTGGTACTGCCGATCGGGCTTTCGTTCTACTGACCGTCCACGTCCGGCACGTACATGCCCCGCTGCATCAGCAGCAGGCGACGCATGCCCGGCGTCAGCTTCTGGTCGCCCCGCATGGACTCGAGATCGTCGCGCAGGTCGTCCATCGGTGACCGCCGCGACATCAGGCCGGCTTTCATGGCTGCCTCGCGGAATGTCGAGTCGATCCGCTGGATCCGCTGGAAGCTGTCCGGGCCCACGCGCTCCTCGGCCCAGCGCAGGAAGTCCCGGCGCTCTTTCTCGGACGGGCTCTCGAACACCCGGGCCGGCTGATAGGCTCGCACGGAGGCCTGCAGCGACATCATCGTGCGGTCGAACTCCTCGCGCGTTTCGGCCTGCTCGATCACCTCCAGGGCAATCTGCCGCGCCCGTTCGGACTCGCCCAGCAGCAGGGCCTTGTTGATCCGGCGATTGTACGGCGTCATTTCCGTATGCCCGATCCGATCCGGGGCGCGGCGCTTGTTCTCCAGGCCGATGTCATCCGAGTAGCGGCGCACCATCTTGCGCACGTACCGGCGATCACGCTGCGCGGCTTCCCACTGTGCCTGCCGCCAATCGGAGACGTGCGAAAGGCCCATCAGGGCGGCTCGGTTCCAGGTGCGGTACAGCGACCACTGGCCCTCGGTGAAGTCGTGCAGGTCGCGCCAGTCCAGGGTGCCCTGTTCGAACAGGCGCATGCCGATGTCCACGCCGTCACGGATCGGAGACAGACCCGGCGGGTCGATCGGGGACTTCACCCGCTGCCGGTCGGCCACGTCATGGACGAACTGCGCGTAGTTGCCGAAGAACCCGAGCGAGCCCACCGACATATTGGAGTGCCAGAAGCGCCAGGCGGCGAGCACCGCGGCCTCGGCGTATTCACCCTGGGCCAGCTGCTCCTCGATCTCCTCGAAGTCGGGGCCCGGATCCTGGTAGCCGAACATGCCTTCGCGCAATGCGGCCAGGGCCGTGCCGGACACCCCGGCCACGGCGAAGAACCGAATCAGGGGCGTGATCGTGCGCACGCGCTTCTGGTGCTGCTCGCCGCCCACCTCGACGTCCACGACCTCGCCACCCTTCACCACGGAGTCGATCGCTGGCTTCAGGTGGTTGATCCAGAACATGCGGGACAGCTGGGTGCCGAACTTCTGGTACTTGAACAGGAAGCGACCCACCGGGGTATCGGTGAACACCGGAACCTGGTTGACCCGATAGCTACCCTGGGTCAGGTTCACCGCCTTGCGCAGGAACCGGTCGGTCTCGGGGCCCTCGCCGTTCTCATCCAGAATCTGCCGGTAGTCGAAGCCCTGGCGCTTGAACCAGGCCACTGCCTGCAGGCTGCGCTTGCTCGTCACGTCCTTGTTCCAGCGGGCAATGGAGTCCTCGAGGAACGTCTTGGCCGTGAGCATCGCATGCGAGCGGATGAAGATCTCCGCCGGTGTGTAACCGCCGATCTTGAGCATGAAGCTGGTGAAGTTGCTTAAACGTTCCGGCACGCCCTGCTGCTGCGCGTCGTGCATGAAGGTCAGGTAGTCGTTGATCAGGATGCCCTTCTGTGTGCCCATCTCCAGGGCCCCGCCGAAGTCGGCCAGCTCCTTGCCCAGCGCCCGAATCGACGGCCATACACCGTAGGCCTGGAAGTTGAGCGACGTCCCGCCGATCAGGTTCAGGGCCGCGGTCGCCGGGTTACCCAGCATCGCGCCGGTGGCGAAGATGTTGAGGGCCCCGATGAACTGCGTGATCATGCTCGCGTCGGTCGTGTTGTAGACGCGCTGCTGCACCTGGTCCAGGTAGTTCTGCGTGTTCTGGTCCGTGGTCAGGCGCTTCGCCTTGTCGAACACGTCACCTTCGGCATCCACGTCGGCCTGACCAAACGCCTCGATCTGGCTCACACGCTCGGCCCAGCGATCCTTGTACAGCATCGCCGCGTCCCAGCTGTAGTCGTAGAACCACTCGGGCAGCGGATCCTTGCGCGCCTTCTCCACGCCTGCGAAGTAGTCGTTGCTCGTCTCGCGGGAGAAGTAGTTACGCACGTAGGTCTGCGCCTCGGCGGCGTCCTCGATCATGCCCGCGGCCAGCAGCTCGTCCTGGATGCGCTGCCAGGTCTCCGGGTTGCCGGCCGGGTGCATCAGGGCTTGCTGCACCTCGCGCTTCATCACGCGCGGGAAGAAGCCCTTAACCCGGCCAATCGGGCGCCAGCCGCCCTCAGCCTCGTCGTAGACCTGAACGCCGACCTCCTGGTTGTCTCGGCCGGATAGATCGGCGACTTGATCCCAGGCCTCGATCAGATTGCGTACCCGCTTCGGGCCCTCCTCGCGGATCAAGCGCGCCTCCTCGGTTCGGCCGTTCTCCTTCGCTGCCTGATACCGCTCGAACAGGCGGAACAGCTCACCCCGGCGCTTGCGGTTCAGGCTCGGGATCTCCTTCATCGCTGGCCGGATGATCGCGTTCACCCGGCCCATGCGCATACGGGTTCGATCGAAGAACTGGTCCACGGCGTCCGCCACATGGGCCAGCTGCTCGTGCCGGCGCAGGATGTCCGATGCCGAGTCCCACATGCCGCGCAGCCGGGCCAGTTCCGCATAGCGGTTTTCGATCGCCGGCATGTTGTCCAGGTCCGGGCGCGACGGGCTGGACTTCTCGCCGCGGCTGAACCGAATGTCGTCGGTGTCGGCGTCGAAGGTGCCCTGGTTGCCGGTGGCGGATTTGACCTGCTCAGGAGAAAACGCGATCACTTCGCTGCCATAGACGTGCGCGCGTGCTTCACCAAGGCGGTTGAACCCTGGGTTGATCCAAATCGCGCCGTCGTACCCTTGCTCCTGGAGGCTGGCGATTGCCTCCGCGTCGGACGCCAGGTTGTAGATCCCGGCCTCGTCCTTTACGCGCCATGGGTTCCGGATTGACGCATACACCGGAGCCACATTCGGCGTGGCAATGCGGTCCCGGCCGCGCACCTCATTAAATTGGTCACGCGCCTGGCGGCGCCGACGATCTGACTCCTGCATCCGCTGGCCAATTTCACGCACGCGCTCGACCCGCTCACGGGCGCCAGGGCGCCGCTGCTCAAGGCGGTCGCGCTGAGCCTGTGTCATGTCGTCCCACATGGCCACCTCGGACGAATCCGAGTGCTCCGCGTAGAAATCGCGGTCTTCGCGCGATACCAGCGCCTCCGCTTCGTCCATCGCCGCTTCGGAATCTGCAACCGCCTGGCGCTGTTCCGCCTCGGTCATGTCACCAATCGGGTATGGACCTTCCTGCGGGAAGCTCGCGGGGGCGCCGGTTCGCTCGCCCCCCGCATAGTAATTGGCGTATTGCGCGGAGTCGGTCAGGTAGATCGGGCCGCCGGAGCGATCAATGCCCGTCATGGTCCCGTGGTACATCAGCAGGGGCTGGCCATCCTGGTCCTGGGCAACGGACCCATCGAACCACCGCCAGAAGTTCCGCACGCCCTCCTCGGTCGGATGGATCACGCGGCCTTCGCTGTTTCGGGTTGGGCGCGGGGTGCCATCCACGTCGATCGTATCGGGTAGGCTGGTATCCGCTTCGCTGCGGCTGGCTGCTGCATCATCTTTGCCCATGGCGCTCGGCGAAGTCGTGTCCATGCCGCCGGTCTCGGCCACGCGGCGGGCCTGGTGGATCAGGTTGGCCAGGTCGGCGTCAGTCATGCCAAGATCCCAGCCCATGCGGCGCAGCCAGTCGCGCACGGCGGATACAGCCCGTTGTACCAGACTGGCGTGCGTGCCGCGCTCGGCCATGTGCGCGATCAGCTCCTCGGCCACGAGATCCCGGTGCTCGCGGTTGTTCACGTCGAACCGCCGGCCGCCGGTGAAGTAGCGGCCGATGATGTCGCGCACCTCGGGATGGTTGCGGCCGTGCATGGCCCACACGCGGTTCAGGACGCGGCCGAGATCGTCACCGACCAGCTTGCGCAGCCCGTGGTGACCCACCACCTCGTGCAGCACCTTCTCGCGCACGTCCTGGGTGCTGTTCATCTTGTTGGCGACGATGTAGACCCGGTTGCGCCAGTAGACTGCGTTCACGGTGCCGCTGGCGCCGTGCTCGGCGATCTTTCGGATCAGTCCCTGCGGAAGGTCGGCCTCGGACTGCACCGCGCGCACCTGGGGCGCGCCCTTCCATTGGCCCATGAGCCCATCGACCGCACCCTGAGCATCGGAAACAGAAAGCCCGGCACGGGGCCGGGCTTGGGGGGCTTCGCGTCGGGCGTTCACTGGAGGGGGTGCGTTCTGCATTTCCCGTCCATTGAATACCACTACCGCCTGATCAGCCGGAATGTCCCGCGTTGCCTCGGGCGGCGTGGCAGCGCGTTCCTCTGCGGTCATGCCCTGGCGGGCCTGTACGTTGCGGGCCTCGATCTCTCCGGCCAGGCGTTGGTACTTGGCGTGCGCCGGCAGGTTCTCGCGCTGGACCTGTCGTGCCGCCTCCAGGGCCTCGTCCAGACGCCCCTCGGAGACGACGCGCCGGACCTGATCCGCCTGATCGGCATCCAGTGCCCCGGACTCCAGCAGGGCCTCGTAGGTCGAGCCCTGACCCTCCACCAGGCGCTCGGCCTCCAGCAGGTTCTCGGCGGCACGCAAGGCCTCCGGGCTCGGCTCAGTGCCCCGGAACTGGCTTTCCGTGCCCCCTCGGGCAAAGCCTTCCTGATATTGGATGGCATGCTGAATCTCATGCAAAAGCGTGGATAGCTGCTGCCCGCGCCCGATGCGGATTACCGGTTCCCCGTTCTCCATCTGTGCATAGGCGCCACCCACCCCCATGCTGGGGTCCACCTGGACCATGGCCTCGCGTAGACGCGGGTATGCGGCAAACAAGCCCGGGTGGTCAAGCACCATATCCAGCGGCAGGGCATTGAAGCCCTCGAACTGGAATGACTGCTCGATCCTCTTGGCCTCAACGAAGTCACCCACGAACGAATCGTTGCCTTCACCGCGACGCATGCGCTGCAGCAGGTCAGGCGGCACCATGGACTCAAGCATGGAGTCGGTTACGCTCGAGAAGCTGCCAATATCAGCGGTTCGCTGCGGGTCTCGAGGCACCAAGTGCAGCTCCCAGGTTCCATCCTCGGCTTTGCGGTAGTCGATCTTTTCGATTCGCTGCGCCTCGAATCCACCGCGCGCCAAGTTCTGGATCATCTCGCGGTTCAGGCTTGCCTGGCTGTCGTCGATCTCGAAGCGCCAGCGGCCGTCATAGCCCTGGAACCAACCGGTTTCCTGGCGCACGGCCTCTGCGTCCTCGCCGGCGTCAATGCGCCGGCGCGCCTCGCTCAATGCGTACCGGTCGGCCGTTTCGGCGCGTTCGCCGGCGAAGGAAAACTGCGCGCCGCCCTCGTCGGGCAGGATGGTCTGGTCGGCCTCGAACGCGACGAACTGCACCGGGCCGCCGACTCCGCTTTGATCCAGGATGATTCCGTCGTAGCCCTGAGCGCGCAGATGATCCCGGTAGCGGGTCGCCTCCTCCACCGAGTCGAACTGCGGCATGTTCTCGGCCTGGAAGACCTTGGGGTTGCGGATATCCAGGTAGGCCGAATCGACGTGCGATCCATACCGGCCCGCTTCGCCCTGGTCCGACGTGAACCACACTCCCAGCCCCGCCGTCGGGTGCCCGGTGGCCTGGCCCAGTGATTCAACCGCGAACGTATCCGGCCGAATGGCGCTACGCGCGCCGCGGTAGACTAGTCGAGGCCCTGCGCCTTGATCGCGGACACGGCTTGCCGAAATCCACCCCATTCGGGGTGCTCCGCCGCCAACTGTTCGGAGGTCTTCGTCGGCACGTAGTTCGGATCCATCGGCTCGAAGTGGTCGCTGCCCGCTGCGTCCCATTCCCGGAACTTCTGTTCCTGGCTCTTGGTTGCGGAAGTATTGCGCGAACTCTGCATCGGTCATTTCTCCTACGTCTATCCCTACCGTATCACCGGAATCCTCGCGCGAGAAGCGCGCACCGGCCTGCGGTTCGCGGATCATCTCAGCACTAACCGCGTGGTCACGGGTGCGGCCTCGGTTCTCGGTGAACCCGTGGCCCTGGTAGAAGCGGCGCAGGCGGCGGCGGGACGTGGTGCCCATGCCATCGGAGGGCGCGGCCACGTCGAGCGCCAGGGTGGCCCCGGCGGCGTCGGCCTGCTCCAGCAGGGCTTCCATGAAGCGCGACCCCTGGCCGGCTTCGCGTTGCCCCTCGGGCACGACCATGTTGGTCAACTCCCAGACCGGGCGCCCTTCGCTGTCCGGGCCACGGCGCCCCAGGTGGAACCGCATGTCCGGGAACTGCTCGGCCAGCGCGCGGCGAGCGGTATCGACGTCACCGGTGCGGCTGAACATCGCCACGCCGGAGTCGGTTTCGCGCGTCTCGATCGTCTGGAACAGCTGGTCAAAGGCACCCTCAACGGCTGGCATTTCCTCAGACAGCAGATACGGGTACAGAGCATCGTTGCGCTCGAATGCAGAGACATCCGCGACGTTGGCCAGGTAGTCATTGTCATAGCCCTGGCTGTGCATCTTGGAGATCACGTAGTTCTCGAAGGCGCGCGCGCCGCGCTCGATGATGCGGGACCAGTATTCGCTGCCCTTGCCGGCGTCGATCTGCCGCGACCGCTCGGCCATCGGTGAATCATCCAGCGCCTCGACCAGGCTGGCGAATGCCTCACCCACCTCGGGGCGCACCCCTTCCACTTTCTCCCACTGGCTGCGGTTGCGGTCGGCCGGGTGCAGGCGGCGCCCGTCCGGCAGAGCGCGGCCCGGGGTCATCATGTCATCGAAAAGGCGCTCGGGGATTCGAGGCGCGTTGCTGTCCGTCCGGTGGACGTAGTAGGTCTCGGGCGAATACGTGATGTAGCGGGACTCACGCGACTGGCCTGCCCCGCGCTGGCGCTGAAAATAGTTATCCAGGGCGTGGAACCACTCGTGCGCCAGGCTGCCGGCGCCCTTCGTCTTGGTCAGGTTGATCACCAGCTGGTCAGGCTCGTAGTGCGCCGCTGCCTTGCCCTTGCCGCGCGCGCCAAACGCAATCCCCAGATCGCCGTTGAGCGACATCGCACGAGGCGGCATGTCGATGATCGCCGCCAGATCCATCAGTGCGTCGTAGGCCTGGTTGATCATGCCCTGGCGGTCCTGCGCTCCGCGGCCCTGGCCGACCCACTCGCCGAACTGCACGCCCCGGAACCCGAAGGTCTCGCGGAACTCGTCGGCCGTCACGTCCCGGCCCTGGCGGTGATCTTCGCCGCGGCGCTCGCGGTTCTCCTTGCGGCGCACGTCCGCCCGGTTCACGTTGTCTCGCTTCTTAACGGCCTCCCACTCCTGCACCAGATCCGCGTTGTGCTCGTCGCGGTATGCCAGCGCCTCGCGCCCCGTGCTGAAGCCTTCGGCTAGTTTTCGGTAAAGCGGATCACCTTCCTTATGGATCCAGTACGACCCACGCCGTCCGCGCACCGTGAACTTCATCTGCCGCTCACCGGCTGCCTGGCTGGTCTCGGCGTCGCCAAGCGCCTCCTGGATGGCTGGCAATGCTTCCTGCACAGTGCTTGCGCCGGTAAACGTCTGCGGTCGGTTATCAATGCGGACGTGGACTTGAGGGTTTGCTTCCCACTGACCGTCAGCCCCACGACGCTTGGCGTCCGGATAGGCGCTCACCGATCCGACACGCGACCATTGGCCACGGGGGATCGCCGCCAGCACGTCGGTTCGGTCCAGCAGCGGCCGCAGTGACCGGTTGCCCATCATCTTGTCGCGCACGCGGGCCGGATCTTCCATGTAGATCCGCATCAGCTCACGCACGGTCTGAACCTGCTCGACCCAGCGACGCTTGGCGTGACTCTGGCGCGGCTTCCGAGGAATGCTGTCACGCAGCGCCGTCGCAAATGCAGCCAGTCCGGTATCTTCGATCTTGTCGATTTCGGCTTTCGGCCAGATTTTCGACAGCGGCATGTTGGCAATGTCCGCGCCGTCCAGCGTGCCCTCGATGGACTGAAGTTGCGCGCGGTCCTTGCGGGAACCCGGCAGGTGCTCACCGACGTTTTCGACGCGATCCGGGTCTTGCTCGACTGCCTCAGCGTCCGCTACCTCCTGCGCCTCACCCTCGATCCGGCCTGGCTCGGCCGGGGCCTGCGCCTCGGCGAACCCGGCGCGCTCGAACCCGGCAATGAATCCGCCGATCTCGGTGGCCACATCCGGGTCCAGGTCGGCCTCCTGACGCCAGGCGCGCAGCTCGTCGGCCGCGTCGCGCTGTAGCTGCGCCAGGTCGCCGCCCTGCTCCAGTGTGTCGTTGATCCGGCGATACAGGTCGCCCACTCGGCCGGAGATCGCGGACGGGGCAGTGAAGTCCTCCAGCCAGGCATCCAGGAACTCGCGCACCGCGATCAGGCGGGATCGGTCGGGGCCTTCTCCCGCGGCCTCGGCTCGGGTGCGCGTGGCCAGATCGGCCTCGTCGGAATCGACCACCTGCGGGTCCGCTTGCTGCTCACCGGTGAGCGCGTCGCCGGTTTGTTGATCAGATTCCGCCGATTCTGAGCGACGATCGCGCAGCGCCCAACCGCCCTCGGTCTCCACGGCCTCCAGCTGGTCCTTGCGGTCCTTCAGGTCGTCGCGGTTGCGCGCAGCCAGCGCGGCGCGCTCGGTCTGGAACGGGGTGCCGTCCTTCTTGAGGATCAGGCCCTCAGAACGAGAAACCCCCGCTTCAGGGGCGGGGGTTTCGGTGGCTTCAGGCTGGGTTTCGGCGGGCGTTCGTCGTGGGCTGGCCAGTAGATCCTGCTGGCCGGCGGCCATGGCCTGGTCGGCGGGGCTTGGGGAGCCGGTGAGGCGGAAGTCGCCCAGTTGCTCCTGCTGGCGCAGCCGCTCCTGGCGCTGGGCCTCGGCGGCTTCGGCGGCATCGCGCTCGGCTTGCTGCTGCGCCAGTTGCTCCGGCGTCTGCTGCTCGAGCGTCAGTCCTTCGCGGCTTTCCGCATCTCGTCCAGGGCGTGCCGGATCTGATCCTTGGTCTCCAGCGGATACCCCGCCTGCCTCGCCTCGTTGATAAGCAGCAGGCGGGCCTGCGCGGCCTTCGTCGCGGCCGCTCGTTTCTCCGGGGGCATCGCGTCGAGCTGCTGCTGCATCCGGCGCCCCACCTTCGGCTTGCCTGAAGTTTCGGTCATATTCGCTCAGTCCTTGTTCGGTCTCGGCTTGCGCCTGCTCCTGCGACGATAGCATGTCGAGGATCAGGGTCTCCCCTGCTTCGGAGTGCAGATCGGCCTCGAGCACGTCGGCGTCGATCGCCTCGTAGAACATCTCCAGATCGGTCGCCTCCATCTGCGCTTCCTGCTGGTCGATCACATCGAACAGGAAGCTGACGGCGCGTTTCTCGGCGGCGTTCAGGGGCTCGCCCGCGCGCACCTTGCGGACGCCGCTGGTCACGGCGGCTTCGGTGACGTTGCTCGGCTTGTCGGCCCACCAAGGCGCGATCGGGATCCAGTTGGTGCGGCCGACCACGTTACCTTCCGTGTCGCGAATGGCCTGGCCACCACGCTCGGACCATCCGGCGCCTGCGGCCACATCCGGCAGGCGATCCAGGTATCCCGGCTGCTGCGCGCGAGGGTCGGTGAACGCGGCCGGACGGCGGCCACCGCGAGCCGGTTCCTGCTGGGGCGCGGCGGTGGCCTGTTGGGGTGCCGGTTCCTGTGGCGCTGGGGCGGTCTCGCCGGGCTGCAATGCACGGCGCACCACGGCCCAATCGGTATCCGGGGCCTCGCTGATGGGTGCTGCCTCGTACCGGAACCCGTCGCCTCGCCGGTTCAGATCTTCGACGCGCTGCGTGATGGACTCTCGGGGGCCCGGCTCCACTACGCGCCGGCCAACGCGGCTCCAACCCTCCTGGCGCATCCTCTCGATCGGGCTTTCCGCTTGCTGCGGACCGTCCGGCGTTTCGGGCTGCGGGTCGCGCAGGGACGCGGCGCGTTCTGCGGCACGCTCGGCCAGGGCCTGCGCGGCAAACGGGCCGCGGCCGGGGTGCGTCGGAAGATCCCGCGTGGCGCGCTCCAGGTCGCGCAGCGCCTGTTCTGTGTCGGCGGCTTCAATGGCGGCCTCGGCCTCGCTGTAACGGCGCAGGCGCTCGGCGCGTAGAGCATCTTCCTCGGCGCGGGTGTGGGGCGAGTAGGCATCCAGGTCGGCCCCGGTCATTTCGGTGAACGGCGATTCGGCCTCGGGGATCGACGGCGCGGCGGATTCGGTGTCGGCCGGGGCTGGCTGCTGCGCAGGTAGGGCGCCCAACCCTTGCGGCGCGGCATCCGGAGCCCCGATATCGGGCATCTGCGCCGCGTCCTGCGCGGGCGCCTGGGTCGGCGCCATGGGATCCTGCATGGCCTCGGGACCAATGCCGGTCGGGGCGTCGGTCTGGATCGCGGCCGGATCGGTGCCTCGCATCTGGGCCGGGTCTCCCGTGGCCTGCTGGCTCACCTGGCCATCGGCCGATACCTCGGCGCCAACGTCCGGCAGGCCCAGCATTTCGGAGGCGAGGCTGGCCGCTTCGTCGGCATCCATCCCCTGGAAGGCTTCGGCGGCCTGCTGCGCATCCGGATCCTGCAGCATCTCGTCCAGGCGCTTCTCGAACTCGGTCCGGTCGCCCTGCCAGGCACCCACTCCACGCTCGATGCCGAACCGTCCAACCTGGGTGACGCCGGCAGACAGTGCACCGATAGTGCCGCGATAAAGCACGTCATCCATGAGGGTCTGGCGCTCGTCATAGGACATCTGGCCCCAGTTCTGGACCAGGGCGCCCGCGCCCTCCACCCCGAACTCGTTGGCCATGGAGCGAAGGATCTGCGGGCCTGCATTCGCCAGCAGGCGCTCCCGAGCCTGGCGCGGAAGCGTGCGCAGTAGCGTGCCGATGTTCAGCACCTGAACCGTGCCAGCCGGGGCCCCGTACCAGCGCGCCACGCTCTGCGCATGCTCCGGGTCCAGTCCGTACTGAATGGCGCGCTCGTAGGCCTCGTCGACCCCGGCCGGAGCCGCCAGGGACGCCGCTGCACCGAACTGCCCGGCGCGACGTGCGCGCTGCTGTCCCGTGGCCCCCGCCCCCAGGCGCGCGGACAGGCCGCGGCCGGCCATGCCGCCAATACCGCCAAGCGGCATGAATACCGACATGGAGCCTGCACCGCGAGCGGTATCCGCCACCATGCCGTCTTGATGAATCGGGTCCACCAGGTCGCGGGCCTGTTCGGACTGGTCGATCATCCATTGACCGGCGCCTGCAAGGCGGCCCTCGCCAATGTTTTCGGGGTCCGCGAACGCCCGATCCAGCCCGCGGAGGCCTCCGCCAATGGCGCCCAGGCCGCCCTCGGCCACCTGCGTCGGGAGCGCCGTCAACGTTCCCGTAAAGCTGCGCTCAGGTAGCTCCTCGCCCTCCGCAAACGCCTTGATCCGGGCGTCCTCGTAGGCGGAAGGCTTTGATGAGGCAATGTCCGGTCGAGTCCGACCGGCGCCCTCACTATCCCCGGAGGCAAAGTCGGCGATCTTCAGATCAATGTCGTCCATCTTTGGCAAGCCCTGGTTCTGATCAGCCATTACTGCCCCTGGTTGCGCATGCGGTTGGCGTATTCGCGGGCGTGGCGCCGGACCTCCTGTTCAGCCTCCGGCGTCAGAAGTCCGGCCTCAGCCGCCTCGATCGCCTCGTGCAGTTCGCCGCGCTCCGGCGGCACGCCCTGCTCGATCTTCTCGAAGAACGGGGCGGCTCGACGCACCCTGCGAGGCATTGCCTGGTTCACATCCCCACCACGGAACGCATTGCGCTCGACAGCGCCTTCACGGACCCATCCGGGCGTTCCATCCTCGCGCTGGCCGAAGCCCGCGGGTTCCGGCGCCTGTTGCCGGTCGCCCGCTGGATCTCCTGCGCGCGCACGCAGTCCGGGCCCGCCATCCGGGATCAAGGATGCGCGTTCGCCTTCAGGTGTGCGGAAACCCGCACTCTGGCCGGGCGGGAACATCCGCAACCCGCCCGCCTGCGCCTGACCGGGGCTTTGCTGCTGCGCGCCGCCGCGCATCGGCTGCTGCGGCATTCCACCGGCCGGAGCCTGCCCCTGCTGAGGCATGCCACCCGGCATCGGCTGGCCGCCCTGCTGGGGCATACCGCCGCCCTGCTGGCCCTGGAACTGCGGGCGCATGTCGCGGACGAACGTGCCAGTGGCGGGGTCGACGCCGTACTCCTGGCGCGCGAAGTCCATCAGGTTCGGGACGTTCGGGCCGGCGCGTTCCTCCATGTACTGGTTCACCGCCTCCTCGCCGTGCGTCTGCAGCATGACCATCATCTGCTCGGCGTCGAGACCGTAGCGGTTGCTGTAATCGGAGCGCATCTGCGCCCATACGCTGCTGGGGGCTTCGGTGCCCGGGGCGCCAACACCGCCCCCTCCACCTGGGCCGGCCTGGCGCACCTCGCCCGTGCGCTGATTGAACAGCGACCCGTCGTTCAACCTGCGCCAATCGGCATCGTCTCCGCCACCGGGGCGCATCGACTGCGGCAGGTCGTGCATGCGGCCGTCCGGGCCCATCTGTGCAATCGGATTGCCCTGCTCGTCGCGCAGCACCTCGAAGTTCTCCTGCTGCGGCAGTTCACCGCCCAGGCGCAGGATCTCCGGCTCGAGCGCGGCGCGCACTTCCTCGGGGCTCATGTTGGCAGTGCCCTGCAGCAGTGCCTTGTGGCCCTGCACGCGCTGCATGATCTTGTCGATCGGGACATCCAGCACCAGATCATCGTTGGCGCTGTGGCCTTCGGTCATGGGCGCTTCATATTCGTAGGGCTCGCCATCCGGGCCGACGGCCTCGACCTTCAGGCCGATATGCACGCCCTCGCCGGTCTGATCCGGGACCACGCTGGAGATCCGCTTGTCGCGGATGGTGTACGTCTTTCCGTCGCGCTCGAACGTCTCGCCCAGGTTCTCGTTGACCAGTTCGCCCAGTAGCACCTGCGCGGAGCTTAGGGTGCGCTCGTCGTTCATCACCTCGATCGGGCGGCGGTTGTCCTGGCCGCTGGCCAGCTGCTCGAAATACTGGACGGCCTGTTCGGTGGGCTTGCGGTTCTCGCCGAGGAGCTTGGACGGGTCGACTTTGGTGCGCTCCCGGAACTGCTGGAACACGGGATCACGCGCCCACTCGTTCTCGTTGAAGTCGATCTCCATCGGCCCGTCGGCCTGGCTGGCCTGGTGGCGCAGGGCGTTCAGGCCGCGCAGCTGCTGCTGCCGCTCGTGCTCGCCCACCTTCAGGTCATGCAATTCTGCACGCTGCGCGTCCTGCTGCTCTGCGCGCTCGCGCTGCCACTGCCGATGCTTCTGGTTCGCCTGGTTCTGGTAGTGCCGGTCCATCATGCCGAAACCGGCCTGGAAACCGGACGCAAGCCCGCCTAGTCCTGCCATATCAATGACTCCTCAAAATACCGAGCTGGCCAGCCAGCCGACGCCGGCACCGATCACGGCACCGATGGGGCCGGCCGCGCCGCCCATCTGCATGCCGATCATCGCGCCCGAAGCCGCGCCGGTGCCGATCGCACTCATCTGCGCCTGCTTCTCCTGCTGCTCGATCTGGTCGTTCATGTGCTCCCGGCGCTGCTCCATGTCGGCCGCCTGTTGCAGCCCCTGCATCGCCTGGTTGCGGTAGTTCTGGCCGAGGCCAATCAATCCGGACATCGCTGTGCTCTCCTACGGTTGGCCGGGGTTCTGGCGCTGCTGGGCCAGCGTGCTCAAGCCGCCGGCCATGGCGGCCAGGTCGCGATCCTGAAGGCCCATGCGCGCGGTGTTCATGGCGCCGGCCTTGGCCGAGGCGTGGTTGACCGCTTGCGAGCGGTCGAACGCCTGCTGCTGATCCGGCGTCATGCCGATGCCAAAGCCACTGAGGCCGCGCTGGTGTTCACGCGCCTGCGTGGCGTACTGCTGGTCGACACTGCGCCCGACTTGCTCCAGCGCCTGACCGTGGTTGCCCACGGACGCCATCAGCGCGTTCTCCGCCGGGATGAACCGCCGCTGGTAGTCCTCCCACATGCCGCGGTGGACCTGCGCCATGTTGTCGCGGGCATCGCTTTTCTGGCTGAGCGTATTGGGTACATGGGACGGGGCATTGACGTACTGCACGCCACTGCGCTCGACGACCGAGCCCGGCTGCTGCTGCGATAGCAGGGAGTTCTGGTGCTGCTCCCAGATCGCGCGCTGCGCATCGTCCGAGATTGTGTAGGCTTGGCCGCCCGTGGGCTGCTGGACGCCGGGCAGGCCCATCATGTTCGGCATGCCAAACGACGTGCGCGGGTCGTTCGATTCCGTGTCTGTGCTGGGCGCGTAGAAGTTGCCGGATTCGGCGTTGTATTGCAGCTGGGTCGGGCCCGAATCCTGCTGGGTTTGCTGCCCGCCGAGCCATTGATTCATCAGCATGCCGACCTCCTACTGGTCCTGCATCTTGTTCATGCCGTAGCGCGTGCCGGCGCCCATCAGCGTGCCCGCCAGCTGCTGCCGGCCCTGGCGCTTCTGCATGGCCATGTTGGCCCGGTGGCTGGCGTCCTGTGCTGCACTGGACGCGACCTGGCTCATGCCGGCCTGCGCTTCCGCCGCCTGGCCCTGGCCCATGTTCACGATGTTCTGGAGCCCGGCCATGTGCGCAGCCTGCGTGCCCAGGTGGGATTCGCCGGCGCCGACGCCCTGAACATGCGCCTGGTCCTGCCGCATCTGGCCCATGCCGAGGTTGTGCGCCCCACTGCCGGGCTTGGCGCCTGCGGCAAACAGGTTGCCCTGCAGCTCGTCTCGCGCCGGTGCAAACGCCTGTTCGGTCGCCACGGCCGCCTGCCCGCGCGCCTGCTGGTGATCGCCCGGCGTCTTCTGGACGTGCTGCATGTACTGGTCCTCATACGGGGCCAGCCGCGTCTGGTAGTCGTTCCACCGGTCCACGGCGATCCGGGAAAGCTGCTTTTCCTCGGCCGTCGGTTCGATTTCGTTGCTGCCGCCACCGCCACCGCTCATTGCTTTTGCTCCTCCAGACCCTTCAGGTACTGGCTCAGGTTCTCGTGGTGCGTGAAGAACTCGCGGATCTCCATCGAAAGCGACCGCATCACGTCACGTCCGCGCGTCAGGTAGATCACGAACGACACGAACTCCATGTAGTAATCCCGCATCACGTAGGCGAACACACGGTCGTTCTCGCTGCCGCGCTCAAGCCGATTGGCATCCAGCCAGGCATTGATGCCGGTCACCAGCAGCGGGATCAGCTGGTACTTGAACCGGTCGAAGAAGGGGTTAATCGGCAGTTCGGTGAAGACGTTGAACAGCACACGCACGGCGTGCTCCTCGGGGATCTCCTTGTCCCGGTCCACGATGTCGTCGAACAGCTCGCAGGCATCGGCCCAGTCCAGAATGAAGCGCACGGCGTCCTCGTTCTGCACCCACTCGTGCAGCCGGCGGTTGCGCTCCTGGCGCCACCCCTCGGAATCGAACTCCATCACGTCCTCCAGAACGCAGAAAGCCCGCACAGGGCGGGCTCCAGAAACAGCAAAGGCCCGCGCGGTGGCGGGCCTTCGGGCAAACTTCTCGACTTTGGGTTCAGGCTACCAGAAATGAGGGTAGATGTCGTCTATAAAGCCGCGATTCTCATTACCGCCTCATCTCGGATCGACTCCACATCCTCAAGGCTGGAGGCCGCCCGCACCCGCTCTTTCGCACTCAAACGGATACTCCGAATCGCCCGGCCTAATGCCTCCCATTTATGCCGCCTCTGAATTACCAGACCTGCAGCTTCTTCGATCGACCCGGCAAGCCCTGATTCAACATCCGCCTCCAGCATCGAGACATCACCGGAATTTCCCGACTCAACACCCAGCGCCTGCCTATAAACCTCCTGATACTCCATCACCTGTCCAAACCCAGGGGTCGTATCCTCCATCCTGCGGCGTTCCGCTGCATCGTCTATGTCGCGGATACACTGCTGCTTTATCGAATCCAGATCAGGGGTCCACGCGCGACCACTTGGATCCCATGTGTAATGCTTGGATGGTCGCCTGGGGCGCTTCGCCCAATCTTCTCCGTCGTGCCACCAGCTCTCAAGCAAATCCCAGTCCGAAACTCCGTCCGGCGCTTCCGCGTATTCATATTGACCGGGTAGGCTGGAAGCCAGTTTCTCGACATCATCCACAGATACCGTGTAGACAACGGACCCGCTATCGTCCAAAACGGCAACACGAATCATAAGCACGCACCAAAACCCAGCATCATCTTCTTTTCCAAGTACAAGCAATTCACAGAGCAAAAGTTGTAGGGGTGAAAGGGCGACCCTCCCTGAAAATCGACTCGGTTATTCGAGGAATCAAGGCGCGACTCCCAAAGAGCTCCGCTATCGTCGATTGGGGCGAGGCCCCCAAGACTAAGGTAGATGTCACCTACAGGAGGCTGCGAATATGGAACAGTGAACGGGTCGTAATCCACAAATGTTCCCGATGCCTTCGGAACCCCAAATATGCTGTCGAAATACTCCATCCTGCTGTCGTAGACGATTTTCCCAGTCGCATCCCAAACAACCAAGCCATATCCACCGGACCCATACGAACCCTCAATCGGCCAAAACACCCTGTAATCGTAAGCGAAGTCGTCACGGTTACCAGCTGACTGACCCTCAACCCAAACTCCAGGCCAAGCGATAAACGAATCGGCGCCTACAGATCCACAGATCCACGTCTGGTTTGGAGGCCGAACCATCACAATGGGGATCGAAACAGATCCTCCTCCAGAGCTTTGTCGGCTAAAGGTAAAGTCAACCCATTCACTTGTCATTGCGGCCCCGCTCTGGACCAGAACGTAGTTGCGGAATTGGCTGTCAATCTGAACAGCTCCATCGACAGCAACTGATCGAAATCCGTAACTCATGCGAAGAACACCTGCATAAGGTAGGTCTCGGTAATGCTGTCCGAGAAGGGGCTATCGGCTGAAAGCACAACCGTGTCTGTCCCTATGACTTCAACGCCCACAAGGCTAAAGGATACGGATCGAGGCTCGAGAACAACAAAGTGTCGATTATCAGGTTTTATGCCTGGAACCGAAAATGACTGTGTTGTTTTGGTCTGAGGTTGCGCCGTAAACGAAACCGGAATTTCATGCATGAGTCGGGTCAGCTTGGTGGTGATAGTAACTACAAGTTGGCCCGATGCGTTATATACGTTTAGGCCATGGCTCATGGTAGTTTCCCCAGCTGAACACGCAGCATCCCGCTTCCGTCGAACACACGAACGCCATCCGCGTCTTGCTCAACCCGCCCCCCGCTCGCCGCGGTGCGCAATTCAAAGTTGCCGGCTTTTGTGAGACGAAACCCGGCATTTGGCCAGTCTCCGCTCTTGATTTCGTTGCTGATGGCCAGGTTGAAGATGTCACCCTTCTGGATCCGCGCCTGCGCCAGCGTGCCTTTGGCCGCCGTCAGGTTGTCGAGGAACGCATCCTGGATCTTGGCCGTGGTGATCGCGGCGTCCTGAATGTACGCGGTCTCCATCGCGACAAGCGGCTCGCCGTCGACGGTGCCTACGGTGAAAGGCACCGAGTCGTTGACCGCGAGGGTTTCCCAGACGACGGACCCGTCCGTGACGGTTTCTCCGGGGCTGGTAGGCCATGACGGTTCCGAGGAACCCGAAGTACCCGGCTGCAGCACTCGGGCGCGCAGGTCGCCCGCCCGGACATACTGGAAGGATTGATAGGCGGTGCTCGGTGCCCAGTCCTTCGAGGTCAGGCGGTCCTTCACGTAATCGGCGTCGCGCGCCGTCTGCCCGAAGGTGCCGGCGCTGGCGTTGTAGGGCCCTGGGTGCCCGGTGGTGGATACGGCGCGGACCCAGTAGTAGTAGCTGGAGCCCGGCCCCACCGGGTCGGTGAAGACGAAGCCGCGGGAGGCGCCGATCATCACGGCGCCGCCCAGGTTGTCGGCTTCGCTGCGCCAGACTTCGGCGTAGGCATAGCCCGGCTGGGTAATGCCGGACCATTCGATGATCATGTTCTGGAACGCGCCGTTGACCTGGAGGTTGGACAGGGGCCCGACGCGCACCGGATCTTGCCCGGCGGCCACGGCCTCCATGCGCCCGCCCCGGCTGATCCGGGCAATGTTGGCCTCGACCAGATCCCGGAGCGTCGCCACGCTGTCGAGCTGGTCGCCCCGGTCGCCGGACCAGATCTCCAGCAGCTCCTTCATGCGCGCGATCGTGTTGCGCCCCAGGTCACCAGGGATCGCGGGAAAGCGGCGGCGGGTCATGCGGCCTCCGCGACGTTCTGCGCCAGGGAGATCATGCGCACGCGCTCGATGCCCTCGATCTCCAGCCACCAGCGTTTGCCGCGGCGCGGCGCAATGCGGTGGGCGCGCTCGTTGGCAATCGTCACGGTGTCGGACCAGCCATCATCGGCCAGCACCTTGACGGTCACCGGGTAGGCCTCGGCATCGACCCGGATCGCGGTCATGGCCAGCCACTGCGGCTGGATGAACACCTTGGAGACCCAGCGGTAGGCCATGCGGTCGTTGTCGGCGTCCCAGCGCACGATCTCGCCGTCCACCAGCAGGTACAGGTGGCCGGTCTCCGGATCGGCATAGCCGGCGTCGGCGTACAGGTCGATGAACGTCAGCTGGCCACCCTGCGGGGAGATCAGGAACCCGCCGGGGCCGTCCTCGCCGTCGTAGAACGCGACGTATCGGTTGTGCCAGCGGTAGGCGTGGATCGTCTCGGGGTTCAGGCGGCGCCATTGCTCCAGCGTCAGCACGGAGTCTGAAAGCATGACCGGGCCCTGGCCGGGCGCCAGGAGCATCAGGCCATCGGCGGTCGGGAAGATCGCGTACTGGCCCATGTCCACCATGCCGCGCTTGGACACGCAGCCGCGCGGCCGGTCGACCTTCTCCATGCTGGCCGCCGACGGGTGCGTGGCGGAGACCATGTAGGGCGTGCCCGTGGTCGCCACGACCAGCCCGCCAGGGAACGGCGACAGTGCGACGATCGGGAAATCCGTCTGCAGGCGATAGCCCACCGGCCAGGCGTGCGGCCGGTACGGCTCGGAAAAGCACAGATCCTTGCCGGTGAACCCGGCCATCACGCCGTTCGGCATGGCCACCAGGCCCTTCATGTCCTCCGGCGGCGGATCCCACTCGAGCGAGGGCATGATGTCGCCCAGCTGCTCGTCCGGGAGCGTGTCGGTGTAGCTGGATACGCCGCTGGTCAGCTCGTCGACGAACTGGTAGTCGGCATTCCCGGCCGCCGTGGCGGTGCGGTAGATCCGGATCGACGTGACGTTGTAGTTGCCCTCCGGCACGCTCGGCAGGTCGGTCAGATCGACCGCCTGGCCCGGTTTCACCTCGACCAGACCGGTCGGGAACGACGGCGGGCCTTCCTCGCCCTTCTCGGTCACGAAGGTGACCACGTAGGCGCGGGACTCGGCCAGATCATCGGCATCGTCCGGGTCGCCGGTCACCGAAGCACTCGGCACCTTCTCGGGCGCCGGCACGCCCAGGTCGTAGGCCGCGGACGGGTACGGCTCGCTGCCCGACGTGGCCAGCCCGGCATAGGTCATCTTGGGCTTGCCGTCCCCGGTGAAATAGGTCCGGTTCTCGGTGTCGCTCGGGATCTGCCCCCGGGCCACGTCCACATCGCCGCTCCACTGGAACCAGAAGTCATCGAAGAAGCGGTGGATCGTCTGCACGTCACCCGCCATTGCGCGCTCGAATGCCGGGGCCCGGAACGACCCCAGGGCGCCGTTCTCGAAGAAGCAGTTGATCGCTTCCTGCCCCTGGCTGTCCTCCAGCAGGTGAGGCTCCGCCTTGTAGTTGGCGCCGGCGAACATCGGCACGTAGTTGGCCATCAGGCTCCTCCGTTACTGGGTAGACTCGATCACGGCGCGCAGCTGGCCGATGTACCGGCTCTTGAGCATGTCGCGCCGCACCAGGGCCTCGTAGGATTCATCGGTCAGGCACTCCAGTTCCGCGGCCGGGATACGCGGGTAATCCGGCTCAGCTGGCACCGGGAGCGCCACCGTCTCGTACACGGTCCGCTCGGGAATCAGCGAGCACCCGCTACTCGAAGTGGTCGCGACGACCAGCGCGAGCGCGATCAACAGCGTTTTGCAGCTCGGCATTCCCTTTCTCCTTGGCTTGTTCGTTGGCGTCGTCCGCGCGCTTGCGCGAATGGATCGCGTGCTCGGCACTGTCCGCCCGGGCTTCGTGTTCGTCGCGTTGGTCGCGCGCCCGGTCGCGGCTGTTGCGCAGGTGCAGCGTGTACAGCAGCCAGATCGCCGCCGCCCCGATCATCCCGCCGATCTTGTAGATCCAGTTCATCGCTTCACTCCTCGCACCTTCGCCATCGCATCCACGGCAGACGCCCCGCCGGAATACACCGCCACAATCCCGGCCAGCACCCATACGATGGACTGCGCCAGCGGCAACGTGTGCTCGGGCACCCATCCCATGATCGCGGCGGCGCCGAACCCGAAGATCCCGGCAAGGGACGCCCACGCCTGCCAGCGGCGGTTGCGCCACCAGCGGGCGGGGTCCGGGTGTTCGGGCGCTTCAGCCATTGACCAAATCCTCCGCCCAGGCCGCCGCGTCGAAGCATGGGCACGCCTTGCTTGGATCGTGGTCCCGATGACCCGACACCTTGGCGCCCGGGAAGTCGCGCAGGAGTTGTCGGACCAGTGCCTCCAGGGTGCGCCATTGTTCTGCGGTGAAATTGGCATCGTGCCCACCGCCAGCTTTGCGACCGCCGACCAGACACACGCCGATGCTGTTCGCGTTTTTGCCTCGCACATGGGCGCCCGCATTGTCTTCTGGGCGGCCGTGCTCCAGCATCCCGCTACGGGGGATCACATAGTGGTATCCAATACCGGACCAGCCTCGATCACGGTGCCAGGCGTCGATCTCGTCCGCGCCGATGCGCATGTCCGGCGGGGTGTCGGCAGCGTGAATGATGATCTCGTCAATCGTCCTCATTCGCTCGGTCTCCGGTGTGTGTTGCGCGCGATGTCCAGCAGGTGCGTATTCACCTCGTCCAGGCGCTGCGTGACCTCGGAGTTTGATCGGTCGATCCGCTGGTGCAACTCGCGCGCTTGCTCGGCTTGCTCTCGGGCGGCTTGGTCGATCTTGTATTCGAGCCTGTCGATCCGCTGTGTCTGCGCCCGCCAGCGCGAAGCGGCCAGTGTGATGACCCCAAGCGACAGCGCGCCGAACAGATACCGGATCGGCGCTGGTGTGTGCTTAACAAACGCCTCCCAGATGTTCGTGTCGGTCAAGTTCTCCATCGGCATGCGCCGCCCCTGTTTAGCAGTGCCCTTCATCGTGTCGATTCAGCTCCGCGCACACGGCCTGCGCCCACGCCTGGCGGGCCGGGTGTGCAGCATCTTTGACCCAGCGTTGCAGCCGGGTCGTCAGCAGGATTTCGCCCCAGCGTGGGCGTTCGCGCCAGTACAGGCCGGCCACGACGTTCAGTGCAGCGTCGAACGGCAGCCCGATGCCGAGTACAACGACCGCCCAGGGGTAGTGCCACAGCGAAAGTTGGTTCTTGTCGCGCAAATCCTTGAGGCGCATGGCTTCGGCGTACAGGCGGTAGGTCGCAATCGCGAGGAAGAACGTTGCAGCGACCGTGATCGCAGCCGCCATGGGCGACGCCGGAGCAAAGATCAGCGCAACCGGCAGCGCCATCGCTGCGGTCAGCTCGGCGATCTTGAGCGTGCCGCGCATCATTCCGGCCAACCATCGTCCAGCATGGACTCTGTGAAACTGCCGGCCTCGACCGCCTCGGCAAGCTCCTTCTCGCGGTCGAAGCACGCCTGCACGTGCATCCTCACCGCGCGGCCCAAGTCGATCATCTGGTCAGCGTCCAGCTCAGCCCAGCCGCCCGCCGACTTCCAGCGGATCGTCCACGCCTCGCCGGTTTCTTTCGCATCCTTCGCGCTGCTGAAGGCCCCTGTAATCAGCGCCTGCGATTGTCGATCCGTGGCGACCTGCATTCCGTTGATTGTGACGCCTGCGGTTTCGTGCTCATAACGAACACGGGCAATGCGCTGAATTAGCTTTTGCTTTTCTCGCTCGTCAATTTCAGCTTGTGTAACTTTACGCATCGCTAGGCTCCGGGAAGTTCTCAACAAAGTAGTCAGGGAACGTGACACTCTCGCCATCGTTGAGCGCGATAGGCTCCTGCATCGCATCAAGTAGTCCGTTTGACTTGGCGCGCTTGTGGTAAGGCGTGTCCGGCTGATAGGCCGTGACGGTGATGACAGGCTCACCGTCGATCTTCTCGCCGCTGCGGAGCAGGCCGCGATCTTCACCTTCGTCCCATTCCAGCTTCACCCAATCGCCGCTGAGGTCGTAGCTTTCGCCGTCGATAGTGAGCGTATCGCCGTTGCGGGTGAACGTGACTTGCTGGCCGGGTCGGTAGGTGATTTTTGGTAGCATCTTCATTCTTGTATCTCCTTATTTCCAGAAGCCGATTGCAAATAATATGCCCCAGTAATAATCCCCTTCCTCAAACCCGGTTGAGCCACTACGTTCAATATCTAAAACGACCGAGCTATAGGTTAGTCTAGTTCCGGACACGTTTGTAACAAGTTCGCGACGGAAAGGCGTGACATTTTCGTCTACGTTATCTGCGTCGTCCCTGTAAGTTTTTTGTACTGTCAGATACTTATATCCAGCCTGGAAAGGCGCAGGGTAGGTCCATAAATAAGTCAGTCTAGAGGAACTGTTGTAAGTGAACTGAGCTTCATGAAAACAAACCTGAACCCCACTCTCCCACCGAATCGCAGTGCCATCGGTGTTTTCGATGATGTCAACGATTGCGCCTTGACCGACTGCGCCCATGATCGGGCCGAAGCCGCTTCCAGCATCTGACGTGTCGAGCGCGGTGAGGATTTCATCGACGCCGGGGATGTCTCCGGAGGCTGTTCCGATGTTGCCGGAGTGCAGCAAATCCTCACCTGCCGGAGCGCCATGCACTTCGCTGGTTTCGGCGGAGTGGGAGTCGGTGTAGTTGTTGGCGTTGGTTTCGGCGGTGTTGGCGCTGCCTGCGGGGTCGGCTCCCACCTGCGCGGCCGTGTAGTCGCCGGTCTGCGCGGTGACGGTGCCGGTGCGGCCGTGGACGGATTGGACAGGGGCGGCGTCGGCTGCTTGGGACTCGGTGGTGTACTGAGGATGCGGGTCCGCTTTGTTCTCATGGTCGAGGACCGCCTGGTCGGCGGCAGACTCGGCTTCTTCTGCCCACTCGCGAGAGCTTTTGGTGCCTACGCCCCCGGGCTCCGTCCCTTCCGCCCAATCCTGAGACTGACTCGCGCTGATTGCGGCGGCCGACTCGCTTGACGCCGCATTCGTTTCGCTCGTGGCTGCCGCTGATTCGCTGCTCGCGGCGGCCGTCGCACTGCTCGAGGCATTATCCTCACTGGTGGCTGCTGAGATCGCGCTACTGGATGCTGAGCTGGCGCTATCGGCCGCATTCGTCTCGCTGATGGCCGCGTTGCTCGCGCTGTCCGCTGCGCTACCCTCGGAGCTGGCCGCAGCGGTCTCACTGGCCGACGCCTTGGCTGCGTGGTGGAGCGCGCTGTAAGCGCCCGGCACCACTTCGACATCCTCGGCGTTCTCGGCCCACTCCTGTGAGCGGTCGCGCGCTGCCTGCGAATCATCCCGGGCGGACTCGGCAGAGCTTTGTGCAGACTCTGCTGCACCCTGCGCGGTTTCCGCGTGGCCTTGGGCTGATTCGGCGGCGGATTGCGCCGTCTCCGCGTGACCCTGAGCCGTCTCCGCCTGTGTGCGGTGATGCAGGGATGAGTAAGCACCGGGTTCAACCTCGATGCCGACCTCGGCCTCGGCCCAATCCTGCGCCTTGTCCCGGGCACCTTCTGCCTCGGACTGGGCTGCCTCACTGGCGTCCTGCGACGCTATCGCTGCGCTCGCGGCCGACTCCGAACGGGTCATCCAGTACGCGGCATTACCCTCGTCGTCTAACCGGACCTCGGCCTCGGTGGACTGCTCAACGTTCAGCTCGACTCCGGGCTGCTCCTCGACGACGACCCGAATCATCGCGTGACCTCCGGCGATACATCCGCTCGCCCTTCCAGAAGCCGAGCGACAAACTCGTCCTCAGTCGTGTAGGCCTCAATGTCGAACACATGGCGACCTGCCGGGATCGCTTCCGTGCTGGCCGGGTCCAGACTCACAGCCAGGCGGTTGTCGCCTAGGTTCTCGAAGCTGAACTCTGCCAGCACTTCGGGGTCGTCATGGGTGCGCCGGATCTGACCCCGGAACTCCAGCGAGTCGATCGGTGTCTCCCCGAAGTTGAGTGTGCGCGCCCAGGTGCTCCCCTGCTGGATCTCAATATTCCAGCGAGCGGCGCGCCGAATCGTGGCATCAATGGGCATCAGACGAACCTCACGGGCTTGACGGTCTGCGGTTCAGGAGTGTGGTGACGGGCACGCTCCACCCGGGCGCGGGCGACGTGCTGCTGGAACTCACGCTGGTAGAACATCGCCATGTCGGGGTTCGACCAGGCGACGCCCGGCATACGCATCAGGCGGTACTTGGCGCCGGCGGTGATCGCCTCGCTGTAGTGCATGGCGAGTACGTCCGGCAGGTCGGTATCACGAAGCGTCGGTTGCAGGGCCCCTCGGGCCACCAGTTCACCCTGCCCCCTGGCCTGCAATTCATCGCGAAGCGGCCAGACAAACGGGACCGAGTGGCCATCGACCTCGACACTGGAGATGGCGATAATCTCGCCATCGAAAGGCTCGGGGATCTCGTGCGCTTCCTCCTCCGGCTCTGCGGTCTTGCTCAGAACCGGCTCCTCCCAGGCCCATGTCTCCATGCAGAAGTCGCGGGCAGACTGCAAAAGCGCACGCTCCGCGATCTGGACCGGGCAGTCCGGCACCTCCGGCAGCACATCGGGCAGGAACTCGTCGAGCTTAGCCATCGGCCACCCCCTGCTGGCGCTTCATCGCGCCCTTCGGATCCCAGCGCATCTTGGCCTCGGCCGAACCGGAGACCTGCTGCAGGAACCGTTCGTAGTGCATTTGGCTGGCCTGCCAGGACTGCGCGCCGGACTCCTTGGCCAGGGCCTCGCTCACGACGTAGGCGACCAGGGCCGGTTCCCAGTCATCGCTCAGGGCGATCTCATCGGTCGGGCTGGTCAGGGCCGGGGGCTGCGCCGCATAGGTGACCTCGACGTAGCCGTTGCCGGTGTTCGGCGGCTCCACGTAGAAGACGTGCGGTTCCTGGTCGTCGCGCATCCAGTGACGCACGGCATCCCGGGCCCGCTTGTCGTTGGCCCAGCCGGGGTCGAAGCGCGTCAGGACCGCCTCGTCCACTCGGCGCACGGCATCGCCCGGGGTATTCCCGTCGGTGCCCATGTTCCGCGTGACCCGGTGCAGGACGTGGCCGGGGCTTTCCTGCACAGCGCCCGGCTGAAGCTGCATCACCTCGGTCTGGGTGAGCGCCTGCGGCTTCAGCTTGACGATCGCGCGCTGAGCGGCGGACAGGTGCCCCAGTAGCTCGGGTTCCGGCCAGGTATGCCCCGCCTCGTCGATCAGCTGAGCCGCGGCCCGGCCGATGATCTCGGATGCCTGCACGAGTCGTTACCGGGTCTGGAAGGTGTAGCGGCGAACGGTGCGCTCGCGGTACTTGATCGCGCCGTCGGCATCGGTGCCAGCTTCTTCCATCACCGTCTGCTTGGCGTTGTCCAGGATGCCCAGCACGCCCTTAGGCACCTTCACCCACTGGTCGCGGTTGATCAGGAACATCTTGCCGTTGAGGCCGACCTTCACCGGGTCCTGCCCCTCGGGGCCGCCGCCGGCGTGGACCATGATCTCGACCCGCTCACCGGGCGCGGCCTTGGCGGCACGCATTTCCTGCTCGGCATCGGACATGGGCTCGGGTTCATCGTCACCCGCCGCCAGGATGGTCGCGATCACCTCGTCCTTGCTGCCGTTGGACTTCAGGGTGATGCCCCGATCCGCGGCAAACTCGCGCAGTTGCGCGACGGTCATGGTGTTCAGGTCGTCTTCGCTGTATTCGTCGTTCATTGCGGTTCTCCACAAAAAAAGGGGCCCAGCAGGGGCCCCTTCAGGTCGTTACCGGACTACGCCGGGGTTACAGGTCGCTGACCGCCACTTCCGCGCGTACCAGCCACGCATCGTTGAGGATCACCGCAGCCTGATAGGCCTTCCAGCCCACGAAGCCGCGCTGACCCAGCGGGTCGCTCTTGTCGCGCGAGGACGGGTTCACCACGGACGGCGAGACCGCACCCTTGCCCTTCAGCGGCACGATGCCGAACGAGTCGCGGGCGATGTACAGGATCGGGTAGACGTCCGCCTGCCCCGGGCTGCCGCCGCTGGCGCTCAGTACGCCGTTGGTGGTCGGGTCACCGCCTGCGTCTTCCCACGGCTCGAAGATCGTGCTCGCGACGTAGCGCACATCCTCGACCTTGCCGATCTCCGACTCATACGGGGTCATCGACCCGTACTCCTCAGTCGGCACGAAGCCATCCATGTTGCGGATGTCGGATTCCAGGTCCGGATGCACCAGGCCGATGTACGACGGCGCGACGTTCTGCGTGCCGTAGGACGGGGTGGAGCGCACGACGCTGGTGATCTTCCGACCGTTCTGCCGCTTCAGCGAGCGCGTGATCTTGCGCTGCAGGTTGCGGGAAACGGGGGAAGCCACGTCGGCCCGGGCGCTGCCGTCCGAGTAGAAGACGTTGGTGCCGGCCTTGATCACGTTGAACCGCACGGTCTCCAGCATCTGGGCCTGCTGCTCACCCAGGATCTCCACCGACTCGTTCAGGACCGGATCCTCGTGGGTATCCTCGATCACGTCCGAGATCTGGATCAGATCACCGTACTGCTGCAGCTGGGCGGACACGTCGGTCTTGGTCAGCTTCTTGGCGGACGGGGTGACGCCCTCGGTGAGCGGTGCCGGCGTGTTGTCCAGCGCCTCGTACCGACGGAACTTGACCGTATCGGTCTTGTTCTTCGGCAGCGGCTTGGACTGGCCGAACTTCTCGAGGACGAGGTACGGCATACCCCGCTTCAGCATTTCCTTTGCCGCATAGGCGGCGGTACGGGGGGAAATGTCCCCGTATTCAGTCAGTGCCATGGTTGGCCTCCTGTGTCAGATCAGAATTGGTCCCAGGCGGCGTCGAAGTCGTCGGCTGCCGCACGCTTCTGCGGCGGGCCTCCGCTTCGGCTCCGCACAGCACGAGCCTTGGCGGCTCGCGGATTGGCGGGTCGATCATCGCCGGACGGCTGCTCGGGCGGGTTTTCCGCCTTGTAGCGGTTCAACAGCTCGATCACCTCATCGGTTGATCCCTGCTCGTAGACCTGTCGCATGGAGGTCGCCAGGAACGACGGCTGCGCGTCGATCCACTCCTCGATCGCACCGGATTGCACGAGATCCATGGCGTCGCTGTGCGCCTCCTGGACCTGGCGTGCGTGCTGCTCCTGCGCCACCTGCTGCTGGGCTTCCTCCAGCGGGGTCAGACGTTGGGACAGAGCCGATACCTGCGACTGCGCTCGCTCGTCCGCGATCTTCCTCGCTCGCTTCTCGATGAAGTCCGCCATTTCGTCGCCGAACTCATCCCGGAAACGCTGGAGGTCTTCATCGTCGGGGCCATCGGTGTCCGCATTGGGGCCGTCGGCCGTTCCCGGCTGGTTCCGCTGGGTATCCGGGTTATCCGGGCCACCACCAGCCGGCGCCTGCGTTTGCAGACGCTGTTTCAGTTGCTCGTTTTCCTCGGCCAGGCGCTGGCGTTCCCGTGCTTCACGGGACAGCCGGCCCTCCCAGGACTTCATCTTGTGCTCGTTCTCCTGGAGCTTTTTCCGCAGGGCCTCGATGTCGTCGTCGGACGCCTCGCCCTGCGGCTCCCCTTCTTTGGCGTCCGCTTCGCCCTCGGCCGCTTCCGCGTCCTGCTCGGGCTCCTCGCCTTCACCGTCGTGGTCGGTTTCCGGTTCGTCCGGGCCGTCGCTGGTTTCGGCTTCGCCCTCATCGGGCTCGTCGTGTTCGCCAGCTTCGGCTGCCTCGGTGTCCAGCTCGTCGCTGTCCCAGGCAGTATCGAAGTCGTCTTGAGGGGTCACTGCGCACCTCCATCGGTGTCGATTGCTTTGCGTAGGCTGCGCAGGCGCTGTGCGGCGCCCTGCAGTTCTCGTGTCTCGTCCGGATGGGCCGTAACGAGGCGGTCTTTGATCTGCTCGATCTCGTCGTCGAGGATTACCCGCACGGCATCCGCGGCGCGCTCAAAGCGGCGCAGTTCGGCTTCGGCCTGCGGTCGGTTCATCAGTAGCCCCCGGCGGTTTCAGGCGGCATCGGCTGCCCCATGCTCGGGCCCATACCCTGCGGCCCCGGGCCGGTCATCGGGCCCTGCGTGGGCATGGGCCCTTGCGACGGAATCGGCTGCATGGCGCCGGGCGGGGCCTGCATCAGCTCCTGGCGCAGCTTCTCGATCTCCAGGCGCAGCTTCTCGGTCTCGGCGGCCGTCTTCTCGGTGTCCGCCTGCGTCTCCTGGATGTCGGCCTGCGCCTTGGCCTCGTCGATCTGGGCCTGCATCTGGTCCATCTGCTGTTTGATCAGCTCGGGGTTGTTCTCCTGCTGGGCCTGCATAGCCTGCTGGTGCTCCTCCTCGGATAGCATCAGGCTCTCGTCCAGGTCCTGGACCTCCATGCGCCGGCGCAGCAGTTCTTCCCAGCGGATCCACGACTCGAACGGCGTTCCCATGGACTGCGCGGCGAACCGATCCAGTGCCTCGGCCCGGATCTCTTTCGCCACCAGGCTTGAGGAGCCGCGCGCCTTGATCTCGTAGTCGCCCTTGATCGCCGGGTCGTCGCTGTAGGCCATGTTCCAGGCGTACAGCGCGCCGATGAACGGCTTGGTGATGCCGTTATCGAAGTTGCGTACCAGCTTCTTCAGGTCGATGTTGGCCGCGCCCATCAGCATCGAAAGGCCGGACGCCGTGCCTTGCGCCCCGCCGCTGGTGGTCGGGGCGCCTTCCATATAGCTCGGGACCGTGTGTTCGTGTGCCCAGCGCTCGGAGACCTGGATCAGGTTCATGTACTCGCTCATATGCGAGTTGACGCTGAGCGGGCGCATGGCGGGGTACTGCGCCTCCTGGCCGGTGCCCTGGCGCAGGAACACGCGGCGCGGCCAGATCTTGGTCGGATCTTCGCCCGGGGCCATCAGGCTCATGTTGGCCTCGAACATTGGCCCGCTGGCCACCGCGGCGTTATCGAGCATCGCCCGGGTGCTGGCGTTCATCATGGCCTGGTCGTGGCGCAGCATCGCCGGGACGCCCTCGGCGAAGATGCTGGTGCGATCCTTGTACATGCTGAACGCGTGGTACGGATGCGGGCGCTGACCCTCCATCGGCTCGACCGCGACCTTGATGATCAGCGGGCCCAGCAGCCAGAGATTGACCCAGACTTCCTCGAGACCCTGCACCTCGTCCTCGGTCTCCGGCGAGGCCTGCAGCAGATCCTCGACCGATACCGGCCCCCAGAACTCCAACAGCTCGTAGCGGCCCTGCTGCTCGCTCACCCCGGAGCGTTCGCCCAGGGTGCGCAGGTCGTAGTCGTGCTCGCGCTCGGTCACGTCGCCGGTGCGCCGGGACTGCACGTACTCGAAGATCGCCTCGGCGTCGAAGTCCTCGCGCTTGGCCAGGTCCAGCAGATCATGGCGCGGCATCACGTGGCGCTGGTAGACGTAGCGCACGTCGTCCCAGTCCCGGGCTGCCATATCCGGGTACACGTCCCAGTTGTCGACGCATTCCAGGTAGGGCTCCAGCTTCACCTCGCCGATGTTGGCCCACTGCCCCGTCTCCGGGTCCGGCTGGTAGCGCGTCTGCACCCGCTCATCGACCAGCGGCCCCTTGAGGATGCCGTCGCCGTAGATGCAGCCGTTCAAGATCACGTCGCCGCCGGCAATGTCGCTGTACTTGGCGTCGCGCAGCTGGTCGTCCATGCGCTCACGCATCGCCTTCGCCCGTTCCTCGGCGATCTCGGTGCGGCGCTGATCCATGTCGAACTCGGGCTGCGGGGGCGGCTCCTCGCCCTGCGCCTGCGCCTGCATGACGGCCTGCTCGTACTGCATGGCCAGCTGCTGCGCTTCCTGCTGCAATGCCATTTCATCGCGCGGGTCCAGCGTCGGCTCGTTGGCCGGCTCCAGCGCCCAGTTCCGTTGCGCGGCGGCCGGGAACAGCATGTCCACCAAGCGCGCATGGATGGTGTTGACCTTCTTGCGCGTCAGCGGCACGTAGACCTGCGACTGGTTTGGGTCCATGCGCTGCAGTTCTTCCCAGCTGTACCGCGCCTTGTACTGCATCAGGTCGGCCAGCCAGCGCTGCTCGGTATCCCGGCGCTGCGGCACCGCCTCGGACTCCCACTGCGCACGCAGCGACTGACCGAGCGCGCTCATGAGATCCTGAATGCGCTGCGGATAGCCGTCTTCTTCGATGTTCTCGTCGTCGGTCATCAGTAGCCTGCGCTGGTCGCGGGTTGCCGCGGGGTTTGCGTAATGCGGTTCACCGTCTCCCGTGTCTGCACGGGTTCGGCGAACGTGTTGGCCAGGGCATCCCCCACGTCGGGGCTTGAGATGCCGCGCTTGGCCATATCCTCTTTGCGCTCCAGCCACATGCGGCCGGAACTGTCGTGTCCGTGTTGGGGGCCCACCAGATCGGTGTGCAGATCGTCTTGATCCGGCAGGGCGACTACGCCCCGGCGCATCCAGTCCGCCATCTCGCCCCAGATCTCGGAGCGCTTGTCGCGGTACTTGTCGTGCTCTCGGGCGCGAGCGCCGTACTGGACCTCGGTGCAGGGAATGTTCAGCTCCCGCAACCGGTCCACCACCGCCGCCCCATAGCCGCCCGTGGCGTCGATAAACACCGCGTCGGGCTGGTGCAGGCCGTACAGCCTGGCCACCCAACCCGCCGTGCTCATCAGGTCCGGGTCACGCTTGGCCACCGCGAAATGCACCTTGCGGCCCTGGCGCAGAGCGACCGCCGATCGGTCCTTGCCCTGCCGGGCCACGTCCACGCCCAGGATCTTCGGGCCCTTCGGCACCACCGACGCCTTGCGCGCCGCCATGACCCGCTCGGGGTCCAGCAGCGGATGCCGCGCCGGCACCTGGAAGGCCTCCGCCGGAAAGGCCGGGTACTCCTGCCGGAACAGCCAGACTTCGCCCTCGAAGTCCTGCTCGATCTTGATCCGGCGCCACGCCATCTGCTGGAGGTCCAACCCGTGGGCCTCCATGTACTCGCCTTCCTCGTCCGTCAGCTCGAAGCCGGGCGGCACCGGCGAACGGTACTCCTCCTGCCAGTACCACGGAATGAAGATCGGCTGGTACTCGCCGACCCCGCGCTCAGCGGCCTGCCAGTACCGGTGGAACAAGTCTCCAACCCCGTTGGCGGTGGACTCCAGGATCGCTTCGGTCCCTTCGCCTTCATCCCCCGACGGGATCGCCTGCATCACCCCGGCCGCGTGCTCCGCCTGGTTCGGCCAGAACGCGACTTCGCTCCCATGGAAATACTGGATCGTCCCCGAGCGGCCGGTCCCCTTCGTCCGGGCCGTGCCAACGGCGTAGCCCGAATCCAGCCGGTCGAAATACAGCTCGGTCGTACTCGCGCGCTGGGCACGCGGCCGCAATGGCGCCGGGCAGCTATCGTGATAGCGCCGCGCCATGGCAAACAGATTCTTGGTGGCGGCCTCCTCGTGCGTGAGGATGAAGGCCTGCCGACCCCAGCCGCCGGTGACGCGCCAGTAGTAGCGCCCCTGCGTGTACGTCGATATGCCCTGCTGCCGACCCTTCAGGACCAGCGCCCGAACCCGGCCCACGTCCTCGATCTGCTCCTCCAGGCGCTTGTGCAGGTACTGCTGCGCGCTGTTGAGTATCAGCGGGCCCTTGCCGCTCTTGCCCCGGATCTCCAGGGCCTTCGAGGCGTACAAGGGAAAGTCGCCGCGCAATCGGCGCAGCGCATCGAGGCTCATTCCTCCAGCAGCTTCTTCAGCTTGTCTTCGTAGTCCTCGCCGCTGCCCTGCTCATCCAGGTTGTAGGCCTGACGCTCCAGGGCCACGAGGCGCTGCATGCTCTGGCTCAGGTCGCGAATCGTCCCGGCCCGTCCCGGCAGGCTTACCGCGCGGCGCACGGCATTGGCGGCCCGCGCATCCATGTCCTCGCCCTGGATCCGCTGCTCGGCCAGTTCGCTCAGCAGTTCGTGGTGCTGGCACTCCGCCTTGAGCTCGCTCAGCATCATCTCGACGATCTCGCGCCCATCGCGGATGTCGCGCCGGTGCGTCTGGATCACCTCGGACCCGCGCTTGGCGGCTTCCTCGATGATCTCCTCGTCACTTGCGTTGGTACTGCGTAGCGAATCGCGTAGGGCTTGGCTCTTGGCCTGGCGGCGAACCTCGTCGCTCAGATCCCGCTTCCACCCGTGGCGCTTGGCTCGCTGCCGGATCGCCCCATCGGTCACGCCATGCTTCTTGCCGATCTCACGGATCGACAGCTGGCCCGCCTTGTACTCCCGGGCAATCGCTTCCCAGTCGTATTGCTTGCGCTCAGCCATGGTTCCCCCCTACCAGGGACTCCACCACCGCCTTGAACAGCTTGTCCTTGCCCTTCTGCACCGCCGATAGCTGGTCATACGGCACCATGCACGGGTGTGTCTTGGCCTCGGGGTCCTTCTCCTCCCCGTACACCCACCCGTCCCGCACCTTGTGCCGCATCCACTCCTCGTGGGATTCCTCCGGGGTCAGGCCGCGCTCCAGGTGAGCAATCACGCCAGCGACCGCAGACTTCTTCTGCCAATCCGGGGCGTCCTCCCATTCCGGCTGCGAATGATCACCCAGCGCCGCGCAGTACGCGCGGTTCACTTCATGCGCTACGCGCGCCACCGCCGGAACGACGTTTCCGTAATCCGCGGCTTCCATCACTCGGCCTTCTGCAGTCCGTTGCGCGCCCAGGCCAGCACAAAGCCCAGATACGCCCACACCTCATCCCGCGCTTCCTCCAGCGCCAGATCGGTGCCGATCTCCTCGCTGTAGTTCGCGGCCTCGACGCAGGCTGAATCCGCGACGATCGAGAATCCGTTTCGCAGCTGGAGGCGAACCACCGTATGGTTGCCCATGCGCTGCGCGTCCATCCCCGCGTCCATTTCCTCCACCGCGGCTTCGTCCACCCGGGTCGGGTCTTCACCGATCTCCAGGTAGGCGGACTCGAACACCTCCTGCGGGCTCCACGACTCATAGCCGTTCGGGTAGACCACGCGGTAACCGGCCTGGCCGTCACGCTCCTGCGGCTCGGCTTGTACCTGCTTCACGCCAATGAAATTCTGCATGTCGTTCTCCGAGTATCCCCGTCGCCGGGGGCTCCAACGAAAAAAGCCCCGGGCGAATGCCTCGGGGCTTGTGGGCCCAGAACGAGAAAAGCCCCGGGGCGCATGGCCTACGGGGCTTTCCGACAGTTCGGGTAGTTTGGGACTTTGTACCAGTCCGTGAGGGTAGCGTCAAGCCATGCCGATCACACCGGCACTCCCTTCCCTCTCAGCAGTTCCATGAACTCGCTCTCGCCGCGCTTCACCCAGTCGTCCACCACTTCCTCGGCTGCCTTGATCAGGGCCGCCGGCCCGGGGTTGTCGATGGTGCTGCGGTCCACGGCCAGCTCCCGAGCATACGCGGCCTTCGGGGCCTTGCGCCATCCGTGGCCGGTCTGCCTGGCCCGCATGACCGCCACGCTGGCGATCGCCTCCAGGTCGGCCCGTGCCCGTTTGCGCGCGGCCAGGTGCTTCGCCAGGTAGTCGACCACGAACTCGACCAGGGTATCCAGCCCACCGCTCGCCTCCTGCCCGTAGATCGCCCGATAGGCCTCGCGCCCCCGGTGATCGGTCACCTCGGTCAGCGTGACCATGATCGTGCTGGCGCAGTCCTGGATCTCGTCCCAGCTGACGCCGCTGTGCCCGCCGACCATCTGCGCGTAGAAGCCTCGGCACTTCACCCGGGCCAGCTGCTCCTCGGCCCACTGCAGGGCATGCTCCCCGCTCTTGAATTGCAGTTCGCCATACTGGCACTCGTCTTGCTCTGCCGCCATCGCCATCATCCCCGTTCGCTCCGCAGGTAGTCGCATATCTCGCTGTGTGTGGCCCCGTTCCCGGCCGCTGCCTCGGACCATGCGGCGTTCAGCCGCTTGCGCATGTCGTCGGCGTACTGCCGGTCCTGCACCATCAGCCAGGTCTTGATCGCCATCGGATCCATCGTCGCGATCATCCCGGCCGCCTGGCGGTCTCGGTCTTCATTCATCTGCCCGCCCAAGTGTGATGCCATATCGCCCGATCAGGAGCGCATCCGCCAGCGCCTGCCCCTTTCCTTTTGCATCCAGATCACGCAGTGCCGGGTACAGCTGAACCGCGCGAGACCGGGCCGCGTCCTTGTCGTTGCCGATCAATCCTGCGTGCTTCTTCCACCGCTGCGGAGTGACCAGCGTCAACGGGACGCCGGCGCCGGTGATCACGCCCTCGACCAGTCCGGCGCTGTGCCCGAAGCTGAACGTGCTGGCCACGCCCTGTTTCGGCATCGACTGCACCTGCTCAATGAAGGCGTGCCCAACGTCTGGAAGCCATTGCTCGAGCCACCCGTACACCGCCGCACCGTTCACTCGGTTGCGCTTGCCGACCTTGATCGTGGGCATGGCCAGGTGGTCGACGTACTCACCGCCGCCCGCGAGGAGCGCGAGGCAACCGGACACGCCTGGATCGACGGACAGAAACAGCGCTGTTTCAGAACTCATCGCCTGCCTCCATCCGCCGGGATTCTCCGGAGTGCCGGATCAGCCCCATGCGCACCAGCCTTCCCCGTGTCTCCTGGCTGCCCCGAATCCATGACAGCAGCACGTCTGCCAGGTCCAGGTGCTCCGTCCCGGCCCGGCCGTCGATCACGTCATGGCATGCAGCGCACGCGAACGCCCCGTCGATGTCGCTGCCCTTGAGTGCCAGACCGCCATTGCTCACGGGTGGATGCGCCAGGACCACGGTTGCGGGGTCTGCGTTGCACACACCCGGAAGGCGCACCGTGCAGTGCTGCCCTCGTGCGGCCTCTCGGATCTTGCTCATGCCACCGCCCTCGTTTTTCCGCCCAGGTTCGGGTCGGTCAGGAACACGCCCTGCTCGCTCAGGTGCTGGTAAACCCGGTCCAGGTACTCGCGCTTCTCTGGAACTTTCATCAGGCGGGTCACCGGGAAATCCACCGGCTCCCGCATCAGGGCCAGCTTCTGCTCGTAGGGAAGCGGCTTCACCAACTCGTCGTACTGCGCCCGGAAGTCGTCGTGGTTCTCGCGCAGGATCGGCACCCCGACTCGTAGCTTCAGGTAGGCGCGGACCTCCTCCGGCTCGTCGCCCAGCTGCTCGGCGGCCTCGGCGATCCACAAGCGCTGCAACTTGTTCTGCTCCACCGTGCGGTCAGCGCCCTTCCGGATCGAGACCGTAAACGGCAGTTCCATGGCCAGCAGGGCGCGGATAAGCTTCTGGCGATCGGCCTCGTTGCGGATCACATGGCTGCTCATGCGGGCCTCCGGTCACGTAGGCCTCTGCGGGCCAGCACCTTGTACGGATCGCGCGAGAAGCGAAGTCGAGTGCGAATCGCCGCCACGGACGCGCCGGTCAGTCTCGAAATCTGCTGCGCCGTCCATTCGCTGCCGTCGGTCAGGCGGTAGGCCTTCATGCGCCCACCCCATCGAGATCCGGCGACCCTGGAAGCTGCAACCGGTGCGTCGTGCGCCACGCTTGCCCCCAACGTTTCTTGGCGGCCTCCCGGCCCTCGAGGATTCGCTCCGCCTCCATCCCCCACCGGTCGATTCGGTTCCGCATGCCGTCTTCCGTGAGCCCCGGAACCATCGCCGTCAGCTCCGGGATCGTGCCCCGGGTGCCGTCGTCCAGCTCGTACACCTTGCGACCGCTTGCCGGGTTCCAGCCCCGGCGCGGGGCCAGTACGACCTCCGGCTCCCGGGACTTGCGCAGGCGCTCCGCCGCCGACTTGCGGGAAATCCCCATCTCCTCGGCGACCTCGCTCGCGGTAATGCGCCGGCCGCCGACCAGGCGATAAACCCGTTCCTGGATCATGCCGCCACCTCCTGCGGGTTCGGCCGCCAGCGGCACCCCTCGCAGCCCGGGTCGCTCTCCGGGTGGCCGCCATGCACGCATTGCGCCTCCGCGCTCCAGGCCGTGGTGTGATACCGCTGCCTCAGACGGCCATCGTCGGTGTAGCCGTTGTTCACGAGCGACACGCTCACGCCATCGCGCGGCGCATGGTTGTGGCAGCTGTTCATGCCAGCCCCCGCTTGCGGTCCCGCTCGTACCGCTGCTGGCAATCAATGCAGCGCCCCCGGCCCACTCGTGCCCGGGCGGTGTTCTCCGCCTCGCATTCGGCGCAGTAGCCCACGCCGTCGTGCCAGACCGGATCGGGCTGATCGTCCCGCCGCGCCTCGGTAATGGCCCGCTCTTTCCGGGCCTCCTCGTCGCGCTCTGCCTGCTCCATGTATCGCTCGTCGAAGGGCATCAGGTTTCCTCCTCGACGATGAAGGCGAGGCAGCACATCGCATGCGCCAGGTGGTGCATGAGCGTCTCCTCGTCGGTCTCGCGGCCTTCGCGGTACGCGTTGATATGCCGCAGGGCCGCAGCCAGATACCGAGCGCGCCGGTTCTCGACGAGGCGCCAGTTGTCCTCGCCGTACTTCTGCGCGCCGTAGGTCAGCACTTCGGCCATCGCCCACTCGGCGCGCGGCGGGATCAGGTCCATGCGGGGCTTTTCGTGGTCGTACTTTCGGCCCACCACATCGCCCTGCTCTGCCGCATGCCCGACGCAGGGGCTCGTATGTCCCGGCCAGTCGTCGCCCATGTCGTCTCGCTTCTCGCTCATCCCTTTCTCCCCTCGTACCGCGCAATCCGGCGGCGCAGTTCCTCGTTTTCTTCGTTCAGCTCCTTGACCATCAGGCGCTGGATCTCGGCCAGGTCGCGCAGCTCGTCCACCCGGTCGCCCAGGCTCATTGCCAGCTCTTGCCATTCAGTGATCGTTCCCCGCTGCCGGTCGACCCGGCCGCGCAGGCTCAGCTTTGTGTGTGCGGCGCCCATCAGCCGAACCTCCCTTCCATGCCTTCGTACCCGGTCACCACTTCGCGGAAACGGTTGTACTGGCCCTGGAAGTTCAGTCGGCAAGTGCCGGTCTCTCCCTGGCGGTTCTTGGCGACGATCACCTGTGCCTCGGGCCCCTCGTCCTCGTGCCCCGGGTAGGCCGCCGGTCGGTACAGGAACACGATCTTGTCGGCGTCCTGCTCGATGGATCCGGAGTCGCGCAGGTCGCTCATCTGCGGGATCGGGGTCGGGCGTTTGTCCACGGCCCGGTTTAGCTGCGACAGCGCAATCACCGGCACGTCCAGCTCTTTCGCGAGCGCCTTGAGCTGCCCGCTGATCTCGGTGACCTGCTCGTACAGCGAGCGGCCGTCCGCGCGCAGCAGCCCGAGATAGTCGACGATGATCATCTGCACCGGCTGCTGTTGGTGAGCGACCCGGGCCCGGGCGCGCAGCTGCTGTACATGCAGGGCGCCGGTGTCGTCGATCCGCATCGGCTTGTCGTGGACCGCATGGATCGCCTGGCTCACCTTCGCCCACTCGACCTCGCCCATCTGCTGCGGCTTCTTGAGCGCGGCCATGTCCAGCGCCGAAATGCTGGACGCCATGCGGTTGACCAGCTCCTTGCGCGGCATTTCCAGCGAGAACACCAGCACCGAGCGGTCGTCCCGGAGCATGGCGTTCTCGGCAATGTTCATCGCCAGGGTCGTCTTGCCCATACCCGGCCTTCCGGCCACCACGACCAGCTCGCCGCCTTCCATCGCGCCCATCGTCTGGTCCAGGCTCGGGAACCCCGTCGGGATCCCCATGCGGTCGCCGTGGTCCTCGACCCGCTCCTCCAGCTCCTCCAGCCATTCGCGCATCGCCTCGGTGATCGTCACCGGGCCCGACGTCTGCTGGCCGGCCGCCAGGCGGAGCATCCGCCCCTGCGAATCGCTGATCGCTTCCTCGGACGATTCCGCCGACAGCGCGGCCTGGTAGATCGCATCGGCCTCGGCCATCAGGCGGCGGCGCTGCGCGGTATCGCGGATCTCGGCCAGGTGCTGCTGGTACGACCGGGCCAGCAGGTACGAGCCTCCCAGTAGGTCGCCTGCCGTGGCCAGGGCATCGCCCTCAAGCCGCGACATCAGCAGCGGGCCGTCGATCTCGCCGTTGGCGTCCAGCTGGGCCGCCATCGCCTCGAACAGCTCGCGGTGGTCGATCTGGTACAGATCATCCCGGTCGACCTGCTCCTGCACTGCCCGGAAGTCCAAGCGCCCAACCAGGCACGCCCCCAGGATCTCGCGCTCGCTCTCTGTGGCGTTCGGGATCTTCGGCGCGCTCATGCCTTGCCCCCTTCCAGGGCGCGCAGCTGCACTCGGCTGGACCGCTGCGCCTTGTGCGCCCGCTGGATCAGATCCCAGACCTGATCGCCTTCCATGCCGGCCGTCTGCGAAGCCGGAATGCCGTACCGGCGCAGCAGCTTCGCCCACTCGCCTTTCTGCTCGATCGCCGGACGCGCCGGCAGGGACTCGCCGCGCAGTTCCTCGACATGGCCGATCACGTCCGCCGGCACCGGGGCAAACCGCCCGCGGTGGGCGTCCTGGATATGCGCCTGCAACCCGGCCTGCACCTCGCGAAGCTCGAACGGCTGGAGCGCGGCCCACCACATCGACAGCGCCGCCTCGCTCACCGATTGCCGGTACAGCTCCAGGGTCGCGGTCACCGTGGACGCAAACATCGAACGATCATCGGGGCTCATGCGACACCTCCCTGTTTGGCCGCCCAGCGACGGGCGACATCCGAGTTATCGACGGCGGGTTTCAGGCCGCCGTTGTGGACGGTCATGGTCGGCTTGGCTGGCGGCCGGTATTCCTCACGCCAGTGCTCGTCCGGGCCCAAGAACGTGGCCGCCTGCTTGACGAACTCGGTGCCGACTTTCCCCTGTTGCTCGCAGTACGCCGCGTACCGCATAACCCCGGCCATCATGTCCTCGTGGGTTACGCCCTTTCGGAGTCTGGCGGTGTAGGCCTTAAACGCCTTCTTCTGCGGGTTGTCGCCGCCCCGCTTCGGGTATTGAGCCCAAAGTGCCTCGAACTCTGGCGGGTATTCGGACTCGTTGCGTTTCGCTTCCGGCTGACCCTTCGTGTCGGTCGGTTCGTCAGAACCGTCCAATAGATCTTTTCCCTTGGGTACTGGGTTACTGGGTACTGGGTTACTGGGTAGCATTGCCTTCGCATTGCCTTCGCTATGCGTTCGCATTGCGCCTTCATTTTGCTGGGCGTCTGCCTTTGTAACGTCTTGTTTTTCCTTTCCCCACCGCTTCTGCGCGGACTCCCTGGCCTTCTCGGATTTCTCGTAAATTGCCTCGAGTTCCCGCTTGCATCGGGCGTGTTCGTAGCCTTCATTCGTCAGCGTGAAGAAGTCCTCAAGCACTGCGCACAGAGCGCGCTCCTCGTCCGCAGTGCGAACGCATAGCAAACGCATGAGTCTTTGCATGTCCGAAGGAAGGGGGGATTCGCTCAGGTAGTACAGATCGATCGCCTGTCGGTAGACGCCATGCTCCAGCAGGGACAGGTGCGACGTGTCCTTGCGGTAGTCGCCAATGTGGTGGCGGTAGTGGTTCATTCGCCACCCTCCTCCGGGCGTCCAATGGCGTGGCGGCATTCGTCGAGCTGTCGCTTTATGGCCTCGCCAAGGGCCTTTGAAAACCGATAGGCCATGACCGTGTTGAACTCCAAAAGGATGGCCGGGCCGCACCCCTTGACGGTCACGGTGATCGCCCCGTTTGGAGAAGCCTCAACCTCCGCGACTCGATCGGTATAAAACTCGGAGTTCGCGTAAACGTTTACTGCGATTTGCTTATTTGCCATACTGACCTCGTTCGTTAGTGGCAGCCCCGGCACTTGGCTTCGCCCGCCAGCCGGGGCTTTTTTGTGGGTGCTACCTCAGCGCCGCCTTCACCTTCCGGCACCACGTCAGCGCAGCTCGCTTGCGGCCTGCGTCGGTCTTCGCCTCAGCGATCCGACGTGCCTGGCGCCGGGCGTCCGTCCAGCGGCTCATGCCGGCCACCAGGTCACGCCAAGGCGTCCGGTGGTGATGTCGCGCTGCGACCGGCCCCGCGTCACATACCCCGCGGTCTCCGCTTCCGGGAGACGGCGAGCGATCTGATACCGGTCGAGCCCTAGTCGCTCGGCAATCCCCATGCGGGCCAGCTCCGCACTGGTCAGGCCCGGATGCGCTCGGACCACCTGCACGGTGTCCAGCATCTGCCTGTGTCGCTTGCCGCCGGCCGTGATCGCGTCAGCGGCCGCGTGGCTCGTGTGGGGGTCGGTGCTGCGGGCTGCGGGTGTCTGGATGTCCATGGTTCCTCCTTGCGGGGCTATTCGCGCCCTTCCGGCTCATGGGCTCCTGCGGCAAGCTGCAAGACATGGAAGTGACCGCGGGTGTGTGTTGTCAGCGCCACCCGGCAATACTCGCCAAGGGTGTACCCATGCACTGCTGCCAGGGCCGCCAACTCGGACTTGACCTCCTCGGACACGCGCACCTTGATCTCCTCGGTGGCCTTGCCCTCGGTCGTCCGGTGAATCGACCGGCTGAAACGGGGTTCCATCATGTTCGCGCTCCTTCGTTTCGGGCCGGTGGATCCGACCCGGTTGTGAGATCGGGTCAGGCGGCGTCGTTATGGTCAACGCCCACAAACACGTCGGGGCGCAACTGGCGCGCAGTCACAGCCCCTTCGGTTGCTCGCTCGATTGCCATGCAGCGCTCCGCGGGGACGCGGCTGTCTCTGTGAATCCAGTTCCATACGTGCTGCTGTTTCACGCCGCAGGCCTTGGCAAGGGCGGATTGCCCCCCGGCTTGCTTGGCTGCTTTTAGGACTAGACGATTCATGGCCGACAGTTATACAACCCGAGTTGTGGCGCGTCAACTCCCCGGGTTGTTTGCCGGTTACACAACAAGCGTTGTAGCTTCGTGCGCTATGACACTCGGTGCCCGGTTAAAAGAGGCTCGGATCGCATCGGGCTTGACGCAAACGCAGCTCGCCAAGAACGCCGGTGTGAGCCAGCAGGCGGTTGCAAAGCTGGAGAAAGGTGCCGAGTGGTCGCGCCACACTCACGCTTTGGCTAAAGCGCTCGGCGTCTCAACTGAATGGCTGGATACCGGGGCGGGCCCGAGGGAGCGAACCGAGGATCGAGGCAGAGACCTTGGTTCAGCAGCCCACGACGCCATCCATAGATTCTTGCGAGACTTCGACCCTGAAGAGTCGGCGCACGACCAGCTGGTGCAATTTGTCGAGGGACTGCCTGGTGGCGCATACGTTGCACCTTTCGCGACGGCCTACGACCTGGAAGACGCGCTGGATGAACACTGTCCTGGGTGGCGCGACGGGGAGCGCAGTGTTCGGGCCTCTTCTGTAGCGGAAGCGGACGCGGAGTTCTATGCGATCCCTACCGTTACAAAGGCCCGGCAAATTCCGGTTGTGGACTACGTGGAGGCCGGCGCCCCGAGGGAGATCGTCGACGCCTACGCGAAAGGCGACGGTCACCGAATGGAATGGCTGGATCCGGCATCCGCCGAGTCCTTGGGGCCCTATACGTTCGCTCTGGAGATTCGCGGCCGCAGCATGGAGCCGGAGTTTCGCGAGGGCGAGATCATCATCGTCGACCCGGACGCTTGCGTGCGGCCGGGGGATGTTGTGGTCGCCAGGGTCAACAGCGACACCGAAGCCACGGTGAAGAAATACCGGGACCGGGGCCGCGACGAGCAGGGCCACCCCGTCTATGAGCTGGTGCCGCTCAACCCCGACTACGCCAGCATCACCATCGACTCCAGCAATCCGGGCACGCTGATCGGCCCGGTCGTCCAGCACAAGCGGAACCTCCGATGACCGACGAACCCATGTTCTCCCGCAGCGGGCGCACCCTGCCGCGCGACCTTGGCCCCAACGACCATGTAGCCAAGGTGAACCTGCCCGAGCAGCTGTACTGCGACCTGTCCGCCCTGGCCGCCATTGAGGGCAAAGGGCTGTCCGAGTACCTGCGCGACCGCCTGATGGAGTTCACTTACGGCGAGATGGAGGCCGTGCGCATCCGCACCCAGCGCGCCAGCCGGGGGTAGCCGCCTCTATTGAGGGTGCCTGTACGAGTTCAGGAGCGGTTCCCCATGCTCCTCGACCAAATTCTCGACCGCCTCTACGACCATCGAAAATCGCTCTTCCACGGAGAGGTGATCGAAATCCGGGTTGTCCATCATTCTGGTATCGATATCCACCGCTAGATTCCAGCGAGCCGGGTCGTTCTCCATCCAGTCGCGTAGCGGCGGGTTCGCGTCGATCGCGTCCAGAACCTCCTGATCATCACTCGATGTCGGCTGCGACGTGGCGACCGGGCTGGGAATGGAGTCCTCGTCCACCAGTCGCCACCCCTGCCCGATCATGCAGCTCCGGAAAGCACTTTGCTGCGCACCCGCAGCACCCACCGCAGACGCCTGATTCCATCCCTGGGCGAATCCGCCCGCCATCGCACCACTACCCGGCACCGGCTGAATCTGTGGGTTGGCTGCGCCGGCCTGCCCCGCGATCGCCTGGCACTGCGCTGAATCCCCGTGGAACTGCTGTGAGGACTTACCCGGGTGATGCCATACCTTGCTGGTTGCGCACCCCACCAAAAGCAAGCTGCTAACCCCCGCCGCAAGAACCAAACCTACCCCTGCTCTCATCGCACCGCTCCCTTTCTCACCGTGTCACTCCACAAAATTCCTACGTGAATCCTATCCGAACCTAGATCTTGAGCAACAGGGCGAGAACAGGCCCGATAAAAAAACAACTGGGGTTGTTGACACGAATGGACAACTTGGGTTGTACTATGTCCAACGCAACCGGACGGAGCCGCACCCATGACCGACCTCACCGCTATCGAAACCGCTTTCTGGCTCACCGTCGTGTACAGCGGCCTGTGCTTCGGCTTCGGCGTCCTGGCACTGATCAGCGACACCATCGAAGCCCTGATCCGCCGGGTGCAGTCGTGATGTTCCCCTGCGGAAGTTTCAGGGAAGCCGTGCGCACCCGAGGCGACGGCTGGCGCTGGAGCCACCACGCGCAGGGCGTGAAGTCCTACGACGACCGCGACCAGGCCGCCATGCACGACCGAATCATCACTGACTTGTTCGTCCGCAGCACCGGGCATCCGGCGCATCGCGGGCATGTTTTTGGAGGGCAACCCCAATGACCTACCCCGCCGTACAACCCTGGGACTACGAAATGGAGCCGGACGACCCGGAGCGCGACGAGCTCGAAGCCGTCATGGAAGAAATCGCCAGCGACGACGAGACGTGCTTCCTGGTCCTCAAGGACGCCGACTGGACCGCGCGCATCGAGGACGTGATCCGGGCCGCTGCCGAGAGGCGGATTGCGAATCGGAAGCGGCTGGCCGAGGAAGACAAGGCCGAGCGGAGGGCCACGGCATGAACCCCGTGCAGCCCGAACTACTGCGTCAGAACGACGTGATCCGCATGACCGGCATGAGCCGAACGACCATCTACCGGCTGCGCCGGCGGGGCGAGTTCCCGCCGCCGCGCACGCTGGGAACCACTATCGCCTGGCGTCGCCGAGACGTCGAGGAATGGATCAACCGCTTGCCCGAGGCGAGCGAGTAATGGAGGACGACATGAAGCAGACAACGAAGCGCGTGTACCGCGTGACCGACCGAGACGGAAACACCCGCATGGTGTGGGCCTACAACCGCAGCCAGGCGATCCGTCACGCATCCGAGGCCGACTACAGCGCGAACGTCGCGAGCCAGGCCGAGATCATCCAGATGGTGCGCGAAGGCGTGCCCGAGGAGATCGCCGGCAAGGTCCGCGAGGTTCCCATGACCGAGAACAGCGTCGCCCAGTTCCGCGCAGGAGGTGCGGCATGAGCAACCAGATGCAACAGACCAATGGAGCCCGGCAGCCGTCCGTGCTGCGCGATATGGCCGAGCGTTTCGGCATGGACCCGGCGAAGTTCGAGCAAACCTTGCGGGCCACCGTGTTCCCGGCCGATGCCGGTAACGAGCAGTTTGCGGCGTTCCTGCTGACCGCCAAGAAGTACGGCCTCGACCCGATCACCAAGCAGATCTATGCGTTCCCGGCCAAGGGCGGCGGCATCCAGCCCATCGTGAGCATCGACGGCTGGATGCACATGATCAACAGCCACCCGCAGTTCGACGGGATGGAGTTCGAGGATCAGCTGAGCGACCAGGGCAAGATCCTCGCGATCACCTGCCGCATGTACCGCAAGGACCGCAACCGGCCCGTGGCCGTCACCGAGTACATGGAGGAGTGCAGCCGCCCGACCGACACATGGAAGAAGTGGCCGGCGCGCATGCTTCGGCACAAGGCCGCGATCCAGGCGGCCCGCTACGCCTTTGGCTTCTCCGGTGTCGTGGACCCGGACGAGGCCGACCGCGTGGACGAAGCGGTGACCGGCGCGGCCACGGTTCGCCCGCAGGAACCCGAACGCCCCGCCCTTCCCCAGCTCACCGACGACGAGTTCCAGCAGCAGATGCAGGCATGGGCCGGCGCCATCGAATCCGGCCGCATGGATGCCGAGAAGGTCGTGAGCATGGCCGAGACTCGTTGGCAGCTCACCGACGAGCAGCGCCAGGCGATCCGCCAGGCCGGCAGAACCGACGAACCCGAAGCCATTGACGGCGAATGGCTGCAGGAGAACGAAGGAGAGACCGCATGAAGATCCTCAACATCCAGCAGGGCAGTCAGGAATGGCTGGATGCCCGAGCGAAGTACCGCACCGCCTCCGACGCCCCCGCCATGATGGGCGTCTCGAGCCACACCAGCCGCCAAGAGCTTCTGCGGCAGAAAGCCACCGGCGACACGCAGGAGGTCTCGCCGCAGCTGCAGCGCGTGTTCGACAAGGGCCACGAAGTCGAGGCCAAGGCCCGGCCGATCATCGAGGGCCGCATCGGCGAGACTCTTTTCCCGGTCACCGTGGTGGACGACGACGGCTACCTGCTGGCGTCCCTGGACGGCCTGAACATGGAAGGCACCACGATCTGGGAATGCAAGCAGATGAATGCCGAGAAGGCCGAGGACGTGCGCAACGGCCGAGTTCCCGAGTGCGACTACTGGCAGGTCGTCCAGCAGCTGCACATCACCGGCGCGCAGCGGTGCATCTACACCGTCACCGACGGCACCGACGAAGGAACGATCAGCACCAGCGTCCAGCTGAACCCGGCCGATGCCGAGAAACTGCTGGCCGGCTGGCGCCAGTTCGATGCGGACCTGGCCGAGTACCAGCCTCGCGAGCGCAAGGCCGAAGCCACCGGCAACGGCCCGGGCACCCTGCCCGCTCTGCACATCGAGGTGCGCGGCGAAGTCGCAGCATCCAACGTGGCGGAGTTCCGCGAGCACGCCATGGCCGTGATCCAGGGCATCAACACCGACCTGCAGACCGATCAGGACTTCGCCGATGCCGAGGCGACGGTCAAATGGGCAAAGGACGTCGAAAGCCGCCTGCAGGCCGCCAAGGACCACGCGCTCGCGCAGACCGAGGATCTGGACCAGCTGTTCCGAACCATCGACGAGATCCGCGAGCACACGCGGAAGACGCGCCTCGATCTGGAGAAATCGGTCAAGACGCGCAAGGAAGGCATCCGCGACGAGATCCGCAACGATGCGGTACACGCCATCCGCGCGCACTACGCCTCCCTGAGCCAGGGCCTGGGAATCACGCTTGGCGTGCCGGCGGATGCCGCCCAATCCGTGGCCGACGCCATGAAGGGCAAGAAGACCGTCGACACCCTGCGGGACGCCGCAGAACAGGCCGTGGCCGATGCCAAGCTGGCCGCCAGCGACACGGCCGAGCGCGTGCGCCGGAACCTGCAGCGCCTCGACGAGATCGCCAGCGACTACCCGGCCCTGTTCCCCGATCGCGAACAGCTGGTGATGAAGGCGACCGAGGACATGGAGGCTGCGGCCAAGTCGCGCATCGCGGATCACGTCGAAGCCGAGCGCCAGCGGCAAGAACAGGAGCAGGCGAACCAGCGCAAGGCCAACGCAGAAGCCGCTGCGGAGGTGGGCCGCCTCAATCGCGAGGAGGACCGAGCGGACGAAGCGGCGCAGGGCGGCGAAACCTGGCCCCCGGCGCAAGATCCCGAGCCCGATTCGGACGCGCCCGCCACGCTCAAGATCGGCGACATCACCGCGCGCCTGGGACTGACCATCAACGGCGAATTCATCGAGTCAACCCTGGGCATCCCGGCTGCCGAGAAGAAAGGCCGCGCCGTGCTGTACCGCGAGCGCGACTTTGACGCGATCTGCGACGCCCTGATCCGGCATATCGCATACGTCCGCGATTCGGAGCGCCGCGAGGCGGCATAACCCCCCACGGAGACCGGCCGCATCACACGCCCCGAGCCTGCCGGGGTCCGGTCAGCAGGCCCCATTCAATGAGGGAGCAAAACGAACCATGACAGCAGCCAAAGCATTCGCGCTATTCGTCGCGACCATCCTGACCATCGCGCTACTCGTCGCCGCCATTTGGGCGATCCGCTACTACACCGCCGAGGTGCGAGGCGTGATCTCCGGCGAGGAGCAGATCGAATCGGCCCCGTCGCGGATCAGCCGGTACGAGCATTTCTTCGATCTGTGCGCATCGGTTCAGACGCAGAAAGCGGCCCTGGCCGCGCAGCGAGACCGCCTGGAGCGCGTCACTGACGACGGCGTGCGCGACCGCATCGAAAGCAACATCGCGGGGCTCACGACGCAGGTGGCGCGCACCGTCAACCGATACAACGCCGAAGCCTCGAAGGACTACACCAGCGCCCGCTTCCGGGCCTCGAATCTGCCCTACCAACTGTCCACCGAAGGAGACACGACATGCGCACAGTAATCGCCACCATCGCCCTGGCCGCTACCGCGCTCACGCTGTCTGGCTGCAATGAAGCCAGCACCAGCCAGCAGCAGGAGACCGCGCGCGACAACATCATGGACCGGGCGCACCAGAGCGTGCGAATCCCGGAGGTGAGCAACTTCCTCACCCGCGAATATGTGGCGGAGTACATGCGCCGCATGGACGAGCCCAACAAGACGTTCTACGTCTACGTAGTGGCCGATACCGGGCAGATGCTGGGCTACTACGTGGCCCGCAGCGCGCCGGTGAACATCTGCACCTTCCTGACCCCGCCGGACCGAGTAGAGCGGACGACCAGCAGCAGCGTCGGGCGCGTTCTGCGCAAAGCATCGGGAGCCGACGGGGTTTACTACGGGGATTCCGCCTGCAACACCGAATACTTCTTCGACGCCGAAACGGATGCCCTGGTGCAGATCCAGGGGCTGAACCTGTTTGTCAGCGACCAGCCGCTGGAAATGGATGCCAAGCCGATCCGCGTACAGACCACGGACTGAAAGGAGAAACGATGCTCATCCTCACCCGCAGGCCAGAAGAAAGCCTGATCCTCTACGGAGGCACAGGCGACGAAATCGAGATCAGGGTGCTCGGCGTCAAGGGCAACCAGGTTCGGGTCGGGATCACCGCGCCGAGCCACGTGACGGTTCATCGCGAGGAAGTACAGGCGCGGATCGACGAAGCAGCACACAACATGGAGACGGAATAATGGCACGAGGCGTCAACAAAGCAATCCTCCTTGGCAACCTGGGACAAGACCCCGAGCGCCGGGAGACCGCCAACGGAACGACGGTCACGAACCTGAGCGTCGCCACGTCCGAGCAATGGACCGACAAGAACAGCGGCGAGAAGCGCGAGAACACCGAATGGCACCGGGTGGTGATGTTCGGGAAGCTCGCCGACATTGCCACGCAGTACCTGGCCAAGGGTGCGCAGGTCTACATCGAAGGCAAGATCCAGACCCGCAAGTGGCAGGATCAGTCCGGCAACGACCGCTACAGCACCGAGATCGTCGCCAGCGAAATGCAGATGGTCGGCGGCGGCCAGTCCGGCAGCCAGCAGCCCCCGGCGCAGCAGGCGCCCCAGGGCGGCGGGCCGGTAGACGACGACGTGCCGTTCTGAGGAGAGAGCCAATGGATCCATGCAGCATAGATATGCCGACTTCCAAGCCGTTCCCGACCCGCACTATTGAGATTGTCACCTGGCTGGACTCCTACGGCGCTGGCCCCGGCTGGACGGACATCAACGATCTGGAGGCCACACCGACCCGAGTAACCAGCGTCGGCGTGGTGGTAGCGGAGCGCAACGGCGTGCTGGTGATTGCGCCTCATGTCACCGAAGGGCCGGACGGTGCGAAGCACATCTGTGGCGAAATGCACATCCCGCGCAACGCCGTTGTGTCGCGCGTAGTCGTGAACCGCGGGAAGGAGGTGGGCCGTGAGTGATCACCCATTCGACCGATGGGGCGGACCAGCCTTCCCTACCCAGTTGAAGCAGGGGGCAGAAATAACGACTTGGCGCGGCCTTTCGATTCGGGACTGGTTCGCCGGGCAGGTGGCGCAAGGTGAGTGCGCAGCCAGCACCGCATCCAGACCGAAGCCCGAAGAACTGGCGCAATACGCCTACGAGGTCGCCGACGCGATGCTCGCAAAACGGAAAGAGGACGACGACGATGCAGATTGACCTCAAGATCCTCGACCCGCGCATCGGCACGGAGTACCCGCTACCCGCGCCGGCCACCGAGGGATCGGCTGGCGTGGACCTCCGGGCGATGGAGTACGAGCCGGCGACTCTGGACCCAGGCGACTGCCGCCTGATCCCGACCGGGCTGTCGATCCACGTCGCGGACCCGGGCTACGCCGCCATGATCCTCCCTCGCTCCGGGCTGGGCCATAAGCACGGGATCGTCCTCGGCAACCTGGTCGGGCTGATCGACAGCGATTATCAGGGGCCGCTCATGGTCTCCTGCTGGAACCGGGGGCCGGATCTTTTCACGATCAACCCCGGCGACCGCATCGCGCAGCTCGTGATCGTGCCCGTCGTACAGCCGCAGTTCCGCGTGGTGGAGTCTTTCCACGCCACTGAGCGCGGGTCCAGCGGGTTCGGCTCGACTGGGGGTGCGTGATGGACTGCTACTGCGGAGAAGTCGCGGACGCCACATGGACGCAACGGCGTCGCGCCAACCGCCCCCATCAATGCGGCGACTGCGGCCGGAAGATCCAGGTTGCTGACGAATACGAAGAAACGCGCACGCTGTTCGACGGGCGTTGGTACAAAACCAAGGCCTGCGGTCACTGCGTTGCAGTGCGCGAGGCGCTGAAGGCGCGTATCCCGTGCTTCTGCTACCTACCGGGCGGCCTGTACGAGGACGAGGGGCTCTCGGCCTACATCGCGGACCTACGCGCGGCCGAAACCGGAGACGCCTTTTCTGTACTGCGCCTGATTGCCGCCGGGCGCCAGGCGAAGCGGGCGAACCCGTGGACGGCGGTACACCGCCGGCCGCAGACCACACAGACACAGCCGAGGATGGATGCATGACTGACCGAGTAAAAAAGCGCAACGCAAAAGGCCGACCGATCACCGATGCGCTCGCAAGCAAGATGAACGAAATGTACTCGCTACTCCTGACGCTGGAGCGTGCAGAGATCGACGCCGTGCAGGCGGACATTGACGGGTTTAGCGAAACAAACTGCAGCTGGCTGGCGTATCAGCACCAGGGGTTCGTGCGCGAACTCGTAGCCGAAGCGGTCAGCGAAAACGACCGCCAGCGTCGGCTGCACCGCGCGCGGATGGGAATGGATCGTGAGTGAAGATGTTGTGAAGCGGCTGGACGACCTAGCCGACCTGAACCAAGCGTACTCCGTAGGCGACATGGCGAACGGGCTAAACCGGGCCGCCGACGAGATCGAACGCCTGCGCGCGGAGAACGAAGCGCTGCGGGAGGCAGCGCGGGAGGCAGCGCGAGAGGTGCTGCGAGCGATGGGTGCGCTAACTGTTCATGGTGTGCCAGTACTAAAGCTGGATTCCCGAACAGATATGGCGACCACAAAACTTGCGAAGCTGATCGAAGTCGCCTACGCCCACGACAAAGGAGCCGACCATGAACGATAAACACCACGGCCCGCACTGCGCCGGCTCGTGCGAGGGCGCGGCCTATCAGATCGAGATCGAGCGGCTCCGCGCTGAGAACAAGGCGCTGCGGAAACAGCTCGCCGTGGCCCGGCGTGACTACGAGGTAATGAACAAGATTCGCGAGGGCCTTGAACAAGCCCAGACGGTGCCTAGCGGGTGGCAGTTGGTGCCTGTAGAGCCGACAGAACAAATGATCGAAGCTACTGAGGACGTGATCGACTGCCCAGTATCAATGTACTACGCCATGCTCGCAGCCGCGCCGAAGCCGGGAGGGGGTGCGTGATGTGTATCTCAGGATGGACGCTGCTCGCGGTGATTGCAGCCCTTGGCACGTTGGCTTTGATGTTGGCCAACGCATGCCTCAAAGAGATGGCCGGTCGCGAGCTGGAGCGGCGACGAGCGGATCGTGCCGAAGCGAAACTCAAAGATCAGGGAGGTGAGTGATGGGCTGGACCAGGCACGAAGGAACAATCTCGCCCGCGCTGGCTCCGGCAGCGCTCATAGACAGCATGGAGACGTACCTCCCCCTCACAGACCCCGAAGGCGTTCAGTATTGCAGCGCGGAGGGGTTGGAGCCCTGGGCGGAGTATGTGGCGACAGGGCGGATTTCCGGAGCCAGGCAGTACCAGCTTCGCCCGCGTGTTCCCGAGGCTGTCGGACCTGTCGAATGGGTAACTACAGGCGGATTTGATAAGCGAGCGCCCATGACCCATTACCACCCCGGACGCTGGCAAGACTCGCTGATGCGGGTTTGGAGGGGAGAATGACCTACCGCGACCTCAAGCGCCTCGCCCACGACGTCGGCCTGACCCGCGCCGAAGCCGCCAGCCTGCGCGGCCTGACCGAGCGCGAGCTGTCGGCAGAGATCAAGCGGCTGGACCCGGGCGGGACGATTGCTTGGCCGGGGGAGCTGATCGAAGAACCGCCGCGGCCCCGACAGATTGCTGGGTTTGCGGTGCCGGCTACTCGGGGCGCTTGAGCCCGTCCAGCCAGTCCGCCCACTGCTGAAGCATATCCCGGCGCTGTTCGTACCACTGCGCGCGGTTGTAGGCTCGCCCGTGCATATCCCGGACGCGGTGGCCGAGCTGCATTTCCACGACCTCCACTGGCCAGCCCAGGCGCTCAACAAGGATCGTGCGCGCCACGGCCCGGAATCCATGCCCGCTCTGATCGGCGAAGTCGATCCGGCGCAGCGCCGCATTGACCGTGTTTTCGCTCATGGGGCGGCCGCGACCACGCATTGAGGGGAACACGTATTCGCCGCGGCCGTTGAGCGCCCGCATTTCGTCGAGGATCTGCAGGGCCTGGCGCGGCAGTTCGACCAGAAGCGGGTCGCCGTCCTTGGACGGCTGGAAATGCCAGACCTCGCCCTTGAAGTCGTCCCAGCGCAGCTTGCGCAACTCACCTGGCCGGCAGAACAGGATCGGGGCCAGGCGCAGCGCCCCGCGCACGGTGGCTGTTCCGGGGTAGTCGTCCATCGCGCGCAGCATGGCGCCCAGCTGGTCGAGCTCCAGCACCGCCTTGTGGTGCGTCACCCGCGGCGATCGGAGCATACCCTTCAGGTCTCGGGTCACGTCGCGCTCCGTGCGCCCCGTCGGGATGCCGTAGCGCATCACCTGCCCGATCAGCGCACGGACCCGATGCGCGGTATCCAGCCGCCCCTGGCGCTCCGGAACGCGCAGCGCCTCCAGCACCTCGCCGGCGGTGATCTCACGCACCGGCCGGCGCCCCAACAGCGGGAAGGCGTAGACCTCCAGGCGGCGAAGGTTGCGCTCCGCGTGCTTCTGCACGGTCTCGTGCCGATGTAGCGTATCCCACCACTCGCGCGCCAGCCCCTCGAAGGTATCCTCGGCCGTTTGCACCTGAGACCACCGACGCGCCCGGCGGTGGGCCACCGGATCAATGCCCTCCTTGATCAGCTGCCGCGCCTCGTCCTTCAGCTCGCGCGCACGGGCCAGCGAGACCTCGGGGTAGATCCCGATGCTGTACGTGCGCTCCTTGCCGCCAATGCGGTAGCGCAGCTGCCAGTACCGGCCGTGCTGGTTCACCACCAGGGTCAGGCCCTGGCCGTCCGCCAGCTTGAATGCCCGGCCTTCGTACTTCGCGCGCTTCACCTGGGCCGCGGTGAGCTTGTGGGTTGCGTGGCTCAT